CAAGGATGTTCAAGCCAAAGCGTTAGAGCATTTAACTGCTTTGAAGGAAGGTTAAGAGCGTAGTATTAGGGAGGTTTAATAGCCTCCCTTTTCTTTTTATTAAGTAATACATACAGCAAAGCTGTGTGCTAACTTTAAAATAGCTAAATAAGGAGCAAAAATGGTAAATACACCGAAGATTTTTAAAGATTTATATGAAAGCCTAAGTACATGGAAAGAATGCGATATTTGTGGGTATATGTGTAGTCCAGATAAAGTAAATACTCAATCAATAGAGTCTGAAAATTATGGGTATCACGATTATAAAATTTGTGATGATTGTGATAGTTAAACAAAAGAATTAGTAAATTATAAATAACGAAAACAGTTGAGCGCTGCCTGGCATAAACCCCAGTGATGTGGAGAGAGAATATATAAAGGCATTTATATGTTCTTGGCGATAACTCTAGTCCCACTTAAAAGGTATTTATAATTTACTAAATAATTGTAAATAGTTAAATAATGAGTTTATAGGCTTGATAAGTTACCTTCTACAAATACTTGTGACGACTCATCAAATATTGCATATGTTGCCTATAGCGTATGCAATAAGGTATTATTACTAAAAATAACTCTTAAAAATAGCATAAGGAGGGCTTAAAATGTGTGGTTGTGAAAAAGATGAATATTGTTCGTTATGTGGGATAAATAAAAATGAAAAAGTTGATTTAAATAAAAATAATAAATAAAACGGATTATTAAATAAACAATGAAAGGTAGGATATTATGAAGAAATTAAAGTGGTTAATATTAAGATGGTTACTTGGAGAGAAGTATGAACGAGGTAGTGGAGATGTTTTAGCGATGATATATTCTTTAGGTGGTAGTGTCTCTGATAATACAAATGATATAATGGCTATTAAAAGAGATACAAATAAAATTGAAGCGCTTGAGCATAAAATAGCGGTATTAGATGATTTTAATATAATGAAACTTGCAATTGAGTTTGTAAACACTAAACACGATTTAATCGAGAGAATTGAAGCACTTGAAATGAAAGTAAAAGAACAAAAAGAAAGGTAGGGTATTTAAGTGGGAATAAAGATGGAAATAAAACAGACCAAAAGATGGATTAGTATACATAATAATAGTACACATATTATTATAGCAAAGAACTATTGGAAAGCTTTAAAGAAAGCTCAAAAATGGTTCAATAGCAATACTCAAGTTAGAGTATTTGAAGACAGATTATCAACTACAGGTGGGGTAAGATAATCTATATATTTAAAGAGGTAGAATCTAATGCTATTATACGGCTTTTATGTTAGCGAAAATAGAATCCAATGCTACCTCTTTAAGATTTTTTAGTGTTTTTAATAATTTTATGATATTTATAATAAACAGAAGGAGATTAATGATGGTTTTAAGTATGATGTTAAGTGTTTTAACAATAACAACAGAGTATTCATTTTCAATTATCAAAGTAAATGAAATCCAAGCGATTGAACTGGTAGATAAAGATGATGGTGGTATATTAAGTATTACATTAAAAGGTAATAAATCAGAACAAATCATTTATGCTGAAGATAATAAAGATAAATGGGATTATGTTAAGAAATGGATGGAATCAAATATCTTAAATATACAAGATGTAATGAGTAGTCAAGATGTATTAAGACATAAAGATACACATCCAGGATTCTAAAATTTAGAGAGATGAGGAGCTATGTAGACACATAGGCTTGGCTTGTAGGGATTCCGAGAAGGGTCACCTGTAATGGTGAGTGTAATCTCTCTAATAAAATTGCTAACATACCAAGGCAGAAGAGAAGAAGGCTATAGCGCTCATTATGCAAGTATGTAAATTATAAACCGAGGTGATGGTGGGAGATAGTTGTATAATGAATATAATAAAGTAATTATACTATTATCGAGGAAAAAGTGTAGGTTTATATAAAATTTAGAGAGATAATGGCGTATGGTGCATCATGGACAGGCATGTCTTCGGTATCGATGCTGTTATCTCTCTAATAAAATTAAGGCAGTGTGTCTGTTATCGCGAGAGCAGCAACGGGTTTTATAGCATATAGGTTAATATTACCTTTTCGGTGCTATCCTTTCACCTGTGTTTAGCACTGCCTTATAACTTAAGAAAGGAGGCATTTATGCCAAATAGAAAAGCTAAAGAAAGAAAAATGGAGCGTAAAAGAAAAAACGCGGCAATAAAGAAATATAAAAGAGATTTAAAGAAACTTAAAAAGGAGAAGAAATGAGCTCAAATGATTGGGAAGTAAATCACGAATGGGAAGAAGTTCCAGGTGAAGATTTGTGGGAAGATGGAGAGCTTGGAGTAGAAGATGTAAAATCTAAGATATTTAGACGAATAAGATTAGGTAAATATAAATTAATGAGGAGGAAACATGAATAGTTATGAAGATTACCTTTTAAGTCAAATAGATGTAATGATACAAAATTCAATTAAAATAAAAAGGAGCAGTAATGCAAAAAAGAACAAATCAAGCAACATTCGCAGTATTGGCAATGTTAACATTCTGGCTAACAATACACACAGTTAAATTAAATACAATAGTTCCAGACTATGAATATTTAACTAAAACTATGAATTCTCTTATGAATAGAGTTATAGGAGCTGAAGAATTTATGAGAGAATTAGAAAGTAAAAAGGGTGAATTAGACTATAAAAAGCTTTATGAGAAACAAATAGATAGTTTAACACCTTTTGGAGAGAAGTTTAATGAGATGAGAGAAGTATATGGAGCAGGATATACATTCCATTGGAATGGAGAATATTTTACTACATATTACGCTGAAGAAATTAACAATAACCAAACAAGATAAGGAGAGAAGGCATGTCTATAAAAATCAATCTATTAAATAATGGTGAGTTCACATCACGAGATGTATCTGCAAGTAATGTTGGAGATTTAAGGAATGAATTAGAAATTCCTACATCAGCACAAGTTAATGTTGGTGGAACTATCAGACAAAATGATTTTTCATTGTCTGAAAATGATTATGTAGCATATACATCTAACAATAAAGTAGGAGGTTAATTATGAGCGATAGTATAACTTTCGATAATGGATTAACAGTTTTAAATGTTAATAATTTAGATGTATTATCTGAACCATCTCAAGAGTTGGCTAATGCTATCGCTACAGGACCTCAAGATGAATTCTTTCAATTGTTAGAAAGTACTAATGGGCTTATTAGGAGATTATCAGCAGGTAGAAATTATTATAATCAACCTGTTGATAATTCTCTTGATGTTTCCATTACACCATCTTGGAATTGGCGACCAGGAACTTACGATAAAATAAGAGAGCTAACGATAAAAATGCTACAATTAGAAAAGCGTAGTAATGGAGTATATAATTTCATTAAAAGAACAAAAGATAATGCAGAATGGACTATGCATACTTTATTACGCAATTTTGATGAACTTGAGAGCTTGAAATCTACATTAAAATCAGAGAATTACCCATATAATGTTGATGTTAATGAATATACAGATAAATTAAAATCATTTAGTACATCTGTTATAGAGCAATGTGAGAAAGTTGAAGAAACATTCCAAAACATATCTATAAAACCTTATATTCATATAAATCAGGATAATACAAGAAATTCTATGTTTTATTTAGATGTTACATTAAATGAGCTAAAAATGAATGTATTTCATCAAAGAAATAAAATACAAGAAATTGCTTTAGAGCCTATTAGAATAGTTATTTATAACAAATTAAGGCATACTATGGCCAATTACTTGAAAAATTCTAGAATAAATAATTATTCATTTAGAGGAGTATATCAAGCAGAAGAATATCAGTATTTTAGCACAGACGATGGTGGAAGAAGTTTTAATTTTCCATATATTGCAAAAGCTAGATATAGGTATGATAACCAAAGATATGATTATCAAACAGTATGTTTAGATAAATATTTAGATGATATTAAAAATAATCTAAGTAAAGTTGAATACATGCCAATGATAATGAATTTAATGTCTTGGGCTACATATTATAATACTGAATATTCAAATCCTTATAACCAACCTTACGAATTGCATTTTGGTATGCCTGAATATATGAGCAGAGAATACAAATCAACATTTGCTAATGCATCTGATAATTGTTCAAATAGATTAGCGCGTACATATGGATTACATTCACAGCCATCTTTATCATATAAATATTTAAATAATGGTATCGATATGATTAATAATGAATGTGATAGGATAAAATGCGTTTGGAGAGAAAATTGTGGAAAATATAGGACAATAAAACGCAATTTCGAATTAGTTAATAATGAAGATTTGAGGAATCAAGCTGAATCTTTATTAGGATTTATTCAATCTTTAGATGATTGGATGACAATTTTTAGAGATTATTATGGAGCAGTAGAAGATGATGATGAAATATTATTAAATCTTTTAATAATAAATTATAATCGTGGTAATACTCTACATGGAAATCAAATATTAACTGATTTTGGTTATTTTGACAAAGAAAATGAAGATAAGCTGGAAGATAGAGATGGAGAAGGTTCAGTACCAACAAGAGAGCAAATACAACAGAGAATGTTGCAATGGGCAACAGAAAGGAGTATGTAATGGAACTAAGTCAAATGTTTCATATCAGAGAGAAAAGCTGGTATGAAATAATATCTTGGGCTAAGTTAGCATATGATGAAGATAAAAATGAAATATCAGGCTTAGCTACAGCAGTACCTGATAAAAATGGATTCTTTATTATTGGCGATGTAGAAATAATGAAACAAGAAAATAGTGGCTCTAATACAGAGTTAGATGGAGATGCAGTTACAGCATATAAAATGAAATATGGGATGAAACATAAAAATCCTAATATGAAATTTGTATGGTGGCATTCACATCATACTATGGATGCGTTTTGGTCAGGAACTGATAAGCAAGAAATAGATGCCTGGGAAAATGATTCTTTTTCATTAGCTCTTGTTATTAATCTTAAAGAAGAATATAAATTCAGAGTAAGTATTTGGAAAGCTGCTGGATTAAATATAGCTCAACATTATGATATTCCATTAAATATATTAAGAAAAAATGGAGTAAATGTAACAGATAAAATGAAAGAACAATATGAAGAACTTTGTTCTGATAAACATACATATGTTAACAATCATAATAACTGGAATAATAATTATCAAACAACAATATGGAATAATGGCTTTAAAGCTAATATGCCTAATTGGAATGATATGAGCAAATATTCCAAGACACTTGAGTTAATAGAGAGCGCTATGGATGAGTTTATGAGCGATTCATTGTCATTTAAAGATTTTAATGACCAAATGAAATTCTTAAATAGTGAAATTAAAAATCATAAAATTAAGGATTACAAGATAAAGATTCCAAAAGGCTCTAAACAAGCACTAATAAATAAGTTAAGTAGTATCTTTCCTGAAGAGTTATTAGAATTTAAGGATAATGATACAAAAGAGGCTTATCAAAATCAAACTGATGTTTGGGGAGGTAATTATGGCTACTTACATTAATACACGCTCTAGTGGATTAATAGATAGTCTTAATAAGCATTCTTTTCATATACTGGGCTGTGGAGCTATAGGTAGCTCTGCAGCTACCCAGTTATGTAGAATGGGAGCAGAAAACTTCTCTTTATATGATATGGATAAAGTAGAAACACCAAATATAGGTGTATCTCAATATAATCAATGTCATATTGGAATGAATAAGACATCTGCTTTAAAGCAACTATTAATTGATATTAATCATGAAATAGATGTAACTGAACATTTTGGTTTATTTAGCAATTATTATTGGAATAGTAATAATGATATTATCATATTAGGATTTGATAGTATGAAATCAAGACTAGAATCAATGGAAATATGTTTAGCTAAAAGACCAAATTGGCATGAAAGCAAGCCTTTAATGGTAATTGATGGGAGGATGGGAGCCGAGCATTATCAACAGTATACCTTTTTATCTCCTTCTATAGATAAATATAAAAAAACATGGTATTCTGATGATGAAGGAAGCTCTGAACCATGCAACATGAAAGCAACAAGCTATTGCTCTAATATGAGTGGAAGTTTTATAGCAAATACCGTTCGTAAAGTGCTAACTAAGCAACCTTATGAAGCCGCTTTGTCATTTAATTTTCCTACTACAATATTAGAGAAAAAGACCTTGTATAAATAGCTGGAATGTTGTAATATAATGGGCTGGATAAAATAAGCAAGTTATGGATGTAATAAACTGCAGGTCTTGCTTATTCCAGCCTATTTCACTTTAACATAGGGAGAATGAAATGGCATTAAAAAAAGTCAAAAGAAAAGCTGTCTCCAATAATCCTAAAACGATGTTATTATATGGAGCTCCAAAAGTAGGAAAAACTACTGCATTAAGCAAATTAGATGATTGTCTAATTATTGATACAGAAGGTGGAGCAAATATGATTGAAGGATATGTAGAGTCAGTAAAAGATAGAGCTGAATTAATAACGCTCTTAAAAGAAGCACAAGACGGTCATGAATTTAAATATGTAGCTATAGATACTATAGATAGAGTAGCTACATGGGCAGATAAGGCTGTTTGTGAAGAAGAAGGTGTATCAGCAGTGCAAGACTTACCTTTTGGAAAAGGTTTTGGTCTTGTAAGAGAAAAAGTATTAAATACTATACATTTTCTTAAAGAAATATTTCCTCATGTGATAATAATCGGACATAGGAAATGGGCTAGAGCAATAGTAGATGGTAAAGCTATGGTTGAACCAGAAAGCTTAGATTTAACAGGAAAGTTAAAGAATATGCTGATGGCAGATTGTGATGCTATAGGTTACGTTTATAGAGATGAAGAGAAAAAGAAGTTAATGGTATCTTTTCAAGCAAATGAAGCCCTTGAAGCAGGAAGTAGAAGTCCTCATTTGAGAGGCAAAGAAATCGAATTAAACTGGAAGCTAATATATAAAGGAGATAAATAATGGCGATATTTAAACCAGAGGTAAAATCAAGTCCAACTAATTTCTTAGGATTATGTAAATTTGGTATACTTGAATTTAGAGATAGGTCATCTGAATTTGACTGGGCTGACATTTTCATAGAAGTCTTAGTAAAACAAGAAGGAAGTGAATATGACAGAACTATTCAAATAAAAGGCTCTTTAGATAAAGAAAATGGAAAGATTGTAGGAGGAGCTGTACTAAAAAGAATGTATCATACCTTTGAACAATTAGGTTGCGATGCAGGTATAAACATAGATGGAGGATGGGAAGATTCAGATGGAACTGAAATTAAAGATATTGCAAAATATTTAAATGATAAATTTGTAATAGCTAATGGAAAATCAGAACCAGATATGCATTATTTAGGTTATTTCTACAGAGAGAAACCTAAAGTACCAGGTGCGAAAGCTTATACAAGAGCTTTTGCTAAGTTCTATAAAAATGAAAATGATAGTGCCAATAAACTTCAAAATGATGTTGATTGGATGAAATCAAAAGGCTATCTAAAAGAAATGACAGATGAAGTTGAATCTAAAACTGAAATGTCAGGGAGTGGTTTAGATAATCTATGAAATACCTGGAGATAGCTAGAGCTACACCTATCAATAGGGGTATTATGATACCAAAAGGGAAACTTATTAATTATATTAGTAAGGAACCTTTATATCGCTCTGTTTACTTATATGATGAAGAAGCTTTAGATTATGTAAGAAAAAATGGAACATTGAAGAATTACTTTGGTGTTAGATATATCGATAAAATACCTATAGATATTGATAAAGGTGATAATAGTGACGAAAGAACTCTAGACATCTTAAGAAGTGTTATTTTAGAGCTAGAGGAGGCGGACATCGAATGTGGGAGCTTTCAGTCTTACTTCTCTGGCTCTGGATACCATTTATTGCTATCAGGAGATTTATTTAACTTCAAACCTAGTAATGATTTACCCTTTATTGTTAAGCAAACATTAAAGAAATTAATACCTCATTTAGATTCAAGTATTTATATGAGAACTGGTATTTATAGAGTACAACATACTACTAATCAAAAAACTGGTTTATATAAAATACCTTTATATAGAGATGAGGTGATGAATTTAGATGCTAACGATATAATTGAAATGGCTAAAAATAATAGAAGCGATTTTAAATATCATAGCCTTTCAGGTAATGGAGAGCTAGAAAATTCTATAGTAGAAGATATTCCTGATGTAAAAGTACTTGGTAAAGTATCAGAACCAAACAAAGTTGTACCTTGTATTCAATCTATGTTAAATAAAGGAGCGAATGAAGGAAGTAGGCATATTACAGCAATGAGAATAATAAGCTATTTTAAAAGAAATGGTTTACCTAGTCATTATGCTAAAGTATGCATGCTACATTGGAATGCTAAAAGCATGAATGAACAGCAAGTTATGGAGATGGTAGAGAATGTATATAATAGAAATTATCAATATGGATGTAAAGATTCAATTATGTCAGAACATTGTAAAACTCAATGTATACATTTTAAAAGAAAAGACTATTTAGTAGATATAAAATCTTCAGATGAAATGCAAAGTGAATTACATGAAAGATTAACTACCGATTTTAGTGGAAAAACTATAGACCTAGGTAGGGCATTAGGAATAGAAAAAGAATCGGTTATATATCCAGGTGAGTTAGTAACTATATTTGGGCCAACAGGCTCTAATAAGACTACTTTTGCTCAAAACTTAGCATTAGGAGTAGACTTTGTTAATGATAAAATTAATAAAAATTGGCAAATTCCTACATTATTTCTAAGCTTAGAGTTATCATCATGGTATATGCATAGAAGGCATTTACAAATAGTATCAGGAAGAACTAAAGATGAAGTGAATAATAATTATTCAGGTCTTTATAATAGTAATAAAGATAAACTAGAGCATGTCGTTGTTCAAACAATATCTCCTACTTTAGATAAAATATCTGAAAAAGTAAGAGAATTACAACCAGCTTTGGTAATTGTAGATTATATTGATTTAGTAGAAACTCCAATGTCGTATAGAGGAGAATACGAGAAAATCAAATATATATCTCATGGATTATCAAATATGGCAGTTAATAACGATATGATAGTAATACAAATATCGCAAGTAAGCAGAGAATATAGTCGAAATGAAGTGCTCGACCTATATGCAGGAAAAGGGTCTGGAGCAATAGAAAATGCGTCTAGAAAAGTAATTGGATTAAATGGTCAATCTGATTCCAAAACTAGAGCTGTTAAACTATTTAAAAACACAGATGGAGAGTTATTTGACACAGAAGTTGAATGGACTCCATCATTCAGATTAAGGAGGTTGTAATGAAAGGTTGGTTCCTAAATATAGCTTTGCTTGAAGATAGATTTATTCTTATATTATTTAACTTATTAAAAATAGGAATAATAAGAACTAACTCTGAAGGTTTTAATGGTATTAGTATAGTCTTAGGATTATATAAATTAGAACTTCAGATTAATCTATCATTGGTAAATGATATTAAAATAAAGTATAAAGATTATGAAGCAGGAAGAGCATAAAAAAAAGAAATACTACAGACCTAAAAGGGGACGAAAGTCCCCTAATAGGTTAACTGTATGGGAAATGAAATTTAGCAAAAAACTTAAGAAAAATCATGGTACATTTGCTAAAAAGACTTTCCATAGATTGATGAAAAAGTCATCAACATTAAGGTCGACATTAAAAAGAAGAAGTAGAGAATATGAAGTTGAATTTAATATATCTTTGGAAGAGGTTCGAGAATTATTATATAGAGTTTATGGCAAAAAATGTGGTTATTGCGATTGTAAACTTCTTGTTAGTAATATGGCATGTGACCATATTATTCCTCTCAGCCTGGGCGGTAATTCTACTCCTGAAAATCTTCAAATGATTTGTGGGAGATGCAATACAAGAAAAGGGCCTTTAACAGATAGAAATTTTAGAAAAGTATTAAAATGGCTTGATAGACAAAATGGTGAATTAAAAAGATATGTTTTAAGGAAGTTATCAAGTAGAGATTTTTAATAGCAAATGAGAGCACGATGGTAGCTGGTGCACTGTAAAGAAAATAGCTAACGCGGTCAAAGAGAGTGAATTTCAATTACTCATCATTGTTGGTTTACTCTCTAAGCTCTCATATAATTAGGGGTAAGTACGTGTTTTTTATAACTAATGTCAAGATTAAGTTTAGAAACGTAATGTCAATTATTACTTACCCCGAAGAATTGGAGGAAATATGAAGAAAATGAGCGAAGAAAAAAAGAAAAGAATGTTAGACTGGATTAAAAAACATCCTCAAAAAAATAAAGGTAGAAATAAAAAACCAGCTATGACAAATTCATATGGAAATGTTTTATTTTCATATAAAAGTAGGAGAAAAAAATGAAAACTAAGTATAGAACATACTTTAAATGGAAGTTTCATCCTAAGTATAATATTGAAATAAGATGTACTAAGGAAAACTATGTTTTTATGTATTGTAATAAATCTGTAAAAGATTTTGATAGGAAAGCTAAAAGAATTTATAGCAAAACTATTAGAAATCTAATAAAAAGAGTATCTAATGCCATCTCCTGATTTTTGCTTAGAATGTGATAAACCAAGTAAAATATTAGATTGGCGGTATTTATGCAATGAATGTGCAGAAAAGGAGGATGAATATGAGTTCGAAAAAGAAATGTACATTTGTAAAAATGGGAACAAAGAAACATCAATTAAAGGGAAAAAGAACAACTTCAAAATCATTGGAGAAAATAACAAAAGACAAAAAAAGGAGACTGAATGAGTGGCAGAAATGGTGGAGTTAATAATTTTACTGAAAAGTGGAATAAAGACTATACATCTAAATTTGATATTGATTTAAAGTTTGGTGAAGAGTTTGAATATAGTTTAGCTAGAATACTATCTATAGGCAAAGTAGAAGTAAAAACCGAACGAGACCAATGGAAAAAAACAGGGAACATAGCTATAGAGCTAATGAACGAAGGCAATAAAAGTGGTTTAGCTACAACAGAAGCTGAATGGTGGGCTCAAATACTCACTTTAAAGGGGAAAATTCAAAGTGTAGTACTTCTCCCCGTAAAAGTCCTAAAAAGACGATTAAAACGCCTTGTAGTTGAAAATAAAGCTAAGATAGTAATGGGAGGTGATAACAATTCAAGTGAATTAGTATTAGTTCCTATCAAGGAAATACATGGTAGCTTTTAAAAGAAATAAAAAATACTGTTCCGTGTTAACAGAGCTTAAAGAAGGTTATTGGGTAGATAGTTGCCCCTTATTCGTGTGCGGAGATAAGGGGCTCTTCCCAGTCTTTAAGACAGGAGGGCCAACAGGAAGGTTTCCTAAAAACCATCAGGAGTTAATCCTGAAGAATATAGGAGGCAAAGATGAACTTGAAAACAGAATATGATAAAAGGAGGCATCTTCAGAAGCAGTTAGATTTAGCTTTAGAAGAAATAGCATTTTTAAGAAGGGAGTTAGAGCTATGTCTAGAAAAGACTATGAAGCAATCTCAAAAATCATAGAAGAGGTAGTTGGTAAAGACACATTAACTGGTGTTAAGCTTTTAGAAGGAATAAAGTTCTATATCGATAATAGAGTTGAAGAGATTAAAATCATAAGGGATGATAATACGATAAGAACTACAAAAAGCGATATAGTATCAGCATATAAAAAAGAAGCAGATAATGCTATGAAAAGATATACTGAGAAGCTAATAAAAGAGAATGAAAAATACAAAAAAAGAAAAAAGCCAGTCAAAGAGACTTGTTCAGTTACTGGCTGAGAATAAATACTCTAAGTGCACAGTTTGTGGAACTACTAAAATGCAGGCGATATATAGGTTTAGACATCAACAATTTGTTCCAAGGTATGAACCTCCAATATTAGAACCTGTATGTAGAAAGTGCGTTTATAAAGAATGTTTTGGAACAAAGAACTATAAAAAAGAAATGAAGGAAAGGAGCCTAGATGGCAAAGTTCAAAAAGAAACCTACTATTAAAGAGGTATCTGAGTTACTAATACAAGTTAACAAAAAAGTTGACGATTTGTTTCATATAGTTAGAGATTTAGACAATTTATTTGGTTTATATGTAAGAATGAATAAAGATGTTGATAATTTCAATAAGTATGTAGAAGCAAAAGTTGAAGAAGTAAGAAAGAAAAGGGAGAAAGCGAATGACTCAAAAGAAAATGGAAATCCTGATACAGAAAATATTCAAGCAGATACAGTTAATGAGGGAAGCAGGGCAGAAGGAGTACGCGAGAAAGCAGAATAATGCATTTGCTAATTTTGAAAGAGTATCAGAACATATTGAGTCTTCAAGAGAAAAAGTCTTAATGGTTTATTTATTAAAACATATAGACGGAATTTCTTCTTTTGTCAACGGACATAAATCACAACGAGAAGATGTCAGAGGTCGTATCACAGATGCAATAGTATATCTTTGTTTATTATGGGGTATGATTGAAGATACAGAAAACAAGAGAAGAATATGATTAAATGCTCAAAATGTAAAGAGTTAATAGGGCCATCAGCGCCTTGTTATAAAGCATCAAGGGGTTTTATGGATAGTGATGGAGTGTTCTATGAAGATGAAACTATAGTTTTACACATGGAATGCTATTATCATTATACATTTGACCCTTTTGATGAAATAGAAAAAAATATAAAGAATAGTTAATATAAAGACATGCCAGGAGTAGGAGGAGTATAATCAGATTCTCTTATTCTTTTTGCTTCTCTAGCCATTCCAGTTAATGGAAATCCAACTACTTTCTCAGGGAGCCTTAATGGGTTATTTAATAATCCAGTTTCAGGATGAGCAACATCCCTTATCATTCTACCAAATGGGAACATAGTCCACATATAATAATCAGATAATTTAGTATAATCATCTTCAGCAAATTCTCTTATTACAGAGATAGGAAATCTTGCTATAGGAGGAGTAATCATTTGAAGAGGGGCTACAGCTCTAGGATAAGTACCAAAGAAAGCTCTATCTCTTTCTTTTTCATCACCAAATAGCCATTCTGATGTATCCTGTAACCAATTCCAAGGGGCAGGGAGTACTTGTTCAAATAATGAGTACATGAAAACTGAAGATAAAGCAAGAACAAATAAATCAGTAGTCATAGTTCTTTCAAATCTTTTCATAGCTTCAGTTCCTGGAGTATATCCATATAAACGAGCTTGTTTTCTTATATCATTTCTAAATCTAACAGCATTCCAAGACCATAATTGGAATCTTGACATAATTTTACCTAAACCAGAACGAGCAAATGCTGGTCTAAATGGAGCATTATATAAGAATTGTGTAGCTTTGACACCTTTTTTAGCTATTTCTATAAGATAAGGATGATTTGGGTCTTGTATAGAACCTCCAAATCTTTCCCATGCTTTAATATAATGAGCCATAAAAGAATCTCTTCTTAACATTCTTTCAGGTATAGTCATAAATGCAGCAGCTTTTTTCATAACAGCATCTGTAATACCATATTTTTTAGAAAGTGCAGTAAAATCTATATCTTTTACTTTTGCATCACTTTTTGATATTTCTATAAGTTCATTTGCAAAAGCTTTACCTTTACCTTCTCTAAATTCTTTATGTAATCCAAATTCATGTTGTAAAAATTCAGGCTGTATTCCTAAATCAGCTACAAAATCATTAATAGCTTCTTTGTTTTTCCATTTAGGATTAATAGTTTGTAAAAAAGAAATATCTCTTGCTTTTCTTAAAGGCTCATAACCTACTGATTGAAATGTATGCATAGTACCACCAAATACATTATTAATCATAGTTTTAGGATGAGTCATTAAAGTAGCTAATTGATATTTACCTTCAGTATTAGCAAGACTTCTTATATTATATGCATCTAATCCACCTATAATAATATCTTTATCTTGCTTTTTAGTTATATCAATTTCTTTTATTGGGTCTTTGATTAAACCTAATTTTTCACCAATTTTATTTAGTTTTTTAGCAACAAGATTGTCAGCAAACCAACTATAAGGAGTGCCTTTTAATTTTAAATTAGGATTATCTAATTCAGCTTGAGATAACATTACTGGATTACCCATAGCTTCACTAGCATACTTTTTCCAAAAAGTAACCCAGCCTTTAACCATTTCTCTAGCTTCTTTTTTATCCTTTTGAGATGCAGGTGTAACCCATTTTTTATTCATATGTTCCCTCATATTATGAAGAGTATATCTAGATACTAAATTCCCCATTTGTCTAAAATAAGTATTTGTTAAGTTTCTAATATAAACTTCAACAGAGGTAGGGTCAACCATCCATCCACCCATATGATTATCTCTTGCAAACATATTACCAAATCTCATATTTACAGAAGGAAGTTTAGTAGTTTCTTGTTTGCTTAATTCTTTCTTTTCAAGTTTAGTTAAAGTTTCTTTAAATAAATCAGCATCTAATTTATTCCACATTTTATAGTCAGCAAAATCCCAATCTCCAATTCTTGTTTTATATTGAGTAATAAGTTTTTGAATTTTAGCTTGCTTTTCTTGTTTAGTAAGCGTTTTATCGCTTAATAACATATCTTTTTCATTCTTTAAAGATTGCTTTAATTTCTTTTTACTATGAAAATAATGAGGGAAATAACCTTTTCTATATCCTGTGCTATTTATAACTAAGTCCTCATATTCCCTAGCTTTAGCTTCCTTGTCAGGTCTCCATTTTGCTTGTTCAAGTTTGGATAATTTCCAATAATCTTCAGTGTTAATCTTTTTAACTTCACCTTTAACAAATCTAGTATATTCAGTAGGAGGAAGTAAATCTATAAACATAGAACGAGTCATATGTCTCATTCCATCAACACCTATACCTAAAAATTCATCAACTTTTTTATCTTTAGATGATAATAATTGCCCTTTTTTATAAGCTATATCTAAATCATTAATAAAGGATTTATAGTCTAAAATAGGCTGAGTTTGTTTATCAGGGTCATACCAGCCTGTTCTATATTTAGATAAAGCCCCAGGTCTACCTCTTATAATACTGTGATAATTCTCCATTAAACCTTCTAATTTATTCATTGTATAATCTATTAATTCGTGACCATTATACTTTTTTCTAACCCCATCTAACTCAACAACATAGTTTTTATTTCTAATTTTAAAATAATTGTTATTCTTTTGAGAATCTTTCCAATTTTGTTCATATATCTTTTCACCAGAATCATGGAATTGTTTTAACTCACTTTTTCTAACAGCAAGACGCCACATAGCATCGCCATCTTTAGTTTGGTTTAAATATTTAAATGAATCTTGAAAACTTCTTATCAATTCTTCAGATTTACCATAAGATAAATCATGAGTTCTACTTATCCAATTCTGTAATACTTCTCCATAATAAGTAGGTCTATACATTTTACCTATTTTTGCAATACCATCTTTTGTTTGAAAATATCCTTCTGAAGGAAGGAATTTCATATCATTAGATAACATCTCAGCATCTATTTGTTTAGGGAATAAAAGATGATGCCTTCTTTTTAATCCAGCTTTTTTCAAATTATCTAAATGTTTTTCCATTTGTTGAAACATATTACCGCTTCTTACAAATTTGAAATAATTATTTATCAACTTATAATCTTTAATATTCATTTGATTTAAAGTTTTAGGAGGAACATCTGAAAAAGGTTCATGCATAGTACTATAAATACCAGATAATAATTGACTTATATCTTTTCCTTTAGCATCAGAATAGAATTTTAAATTCTCAAATAGTTCCTTAACAATCTTCTTATTTTCAGGAGTAGCTTCAACATTGCCTTTCTTAATACCTTGATATGCATCAATATCATTTGTAATATTTGCTGCTAATCTTATATCTCTTTTATTTATAAGCGGGTCAATTTCTTTTTCGAAAGATTCTATATCTACCTCTTTATAAGGCTCCATAGATTTAAGATAATATTTATTTTTAGTTTTAAAGAAGTTCATTATATTCTTAGAACTAACAACTTTAGAATCGAATGCAGCTTTAGTAGTATTTGTTTTAGCTCCTTGTTTATATAAATCAGTTAAAGTTATCTTTTCTAATTTATCTTTATTAGGCATTTTCATATACTTATCAATAGATTTCTGCATTTCAGGACTTCTTAAAGAGCCAATATACAGATTATCAAATACATCTCTTGCTGACTCCGAAGGTAAGGATTCCTTGTATTTTAATATTAAATTATCTAAAGTAGCATTGTCAACTAATTTTGTTCTTCTCTCTAATCCTTTAAGATTAATAGGACTTTTCAAATTTAAAGCTTCATGTAAAGATTTTATATCTTTCAATCTATTTACTTCTTGAGTTGACTCAGATGGAACAAATTCCCCTCTATTGCTTCTCATTTTATGTTGATAAGCATTAATACTTTTAAATTCTTCTACTTTAGCTCTTATTTGAGCCATTAATTCATTAGTTAGACCTTCACCTTTTTCATAACTTTTTTCATAAATATCAACTATTCTATCAAGAGTAGTCATATTATGAAAAGCATTAGATAGATAATCTTGAGAATCACTTAATAATTTCCTAAGATAGCCTTCTACTTCTACTTCATTTAGAGGGTCTTTGATATTATGTCTTATCTTACTAATACCCAATTCTTTAATTAAAGATTTACCATCCTTAGACCAAGATTTAATATTTTCTTCAATAAATAAATCATTTTTAAGTATGAAGTCAACTTGTTTACTAGGTTCTTCTACTAATTTTGTTCTACCTAATAATTGTTTATAGAAATCTAATTTCTTAGCATATACTTCATGTTTGTTATATAGTTTTTTATAAGCATTAAAATCAATTCTTTTAAATAAAGATATATCCATATCTACGTTTCTAAGAGTATTGGCAAATTTCATAGTACTAGTTGTCATTTCATTACTATCATAATTGTTTATTCTTTTGCCCATCATTTTTTTCTCAAATGGAGTATAACCTCTATTTAAATCCCAATTTCTACTAAAATAAGCAGCATTAAAATTCCTAATATCATTATATCTTTGATGATTTTGAGTTTTTCCTTCAATTCCATAAGTTGGAATCTTTGATAAATTAATCCATTTTTTAGTTTTTTCATTATATTTTTGAGGAGTAATTTTAAAATAAGCTTCTCTTAATAATGATTGCATCTTAGGAAATTCTATTAATCCAGTTTCATTTGCTGGGTCAGCTGTGAAATTAACTAAAGCTTTACTTAAATCTCTTTGTTCAGCACTAGCTTCTTTAGGTTCTAATATAGTCCTATATTTTACCCCATCTTTAAAGATTCCTTTTTCAAATACATCAAACTTATTATTACTATGCTTTAAAGAGCTCCATGCAGCTCTCATATGAGATGTCATCCCGACTACTGGTCCCATTTTACCTCTACTCCTGGCATGTTCTTGTCCAACAAACATTCGTACAGCAGGAGAGAATCTAGCTAATGGGTTTTTATTTACTTGGTCTAAGAAATCAGGATTTAAACCCCTATCTTTTACATCTTTTCTTGATATAACAATTTTATCTCTATATTGAGTTTTAGCATCTTTTATATTAGTCTTATCTTTGGTATAAAATTCTTCTTTTTGTGCTTTATACATATCTTTCCAGCTTTTTTTCATACCTTCGCCAGTACCATCAGCATGCCTTCCTCCAAAATATATAAAAGATTCATCTCCATCAAGGTCAGCTCCACCTTGAGCCTCCATAGACCTTCCGTGAGATAATACTCCATGGTCTTTAATACCAGTAAATCCAGCAAATCTTTTAACTTGAGCTCCTGAAGGTGAATCCTGAGGTACTCTTACATTGATTGCTTCAAATATATCATCAAACTCTTGTTTGTATTTCTTAAATTCAGGCATATTTTTAACAGACCACAATTTGCCTAATGTAGTTTTTTCTAATCTAGGAATATTAGTATACATAGGAGTATCTTTATATAAGTCTCCAAGATAGAATATATCATCTTTTTTGTTTAACTCAGGAAACTTTTCCTGTAAAGATTTATCATAAGGTCTCATCCTGGCTACAATAGCATTTTTCATCTTAGGTCTTAAAACTCTTTCAGCTACAAATCTATCAATAGAAGTATGCACATAATCTTTAGTATATTTATCAAAAAACATTGGATAAGCATCTTCCATTTTAGATAAATGCTTAATAATATTATCAGCTGTAGAGTAAAAATCAACTAAATTCCTACTTTGTTCTTCAGCTTGAGTTCCAGAGTTTTCGCCTTCATTTCTAGACATTTCTAGAGATTCTTTATTTGTTTTAAGTATCTTTAAAAGCATTTCTTGAGCTAATTTTTCCGAACCAGGACTTTTCAATACTTTCTCTACAGATTTAATACCAACATCATCAAAGTTTTCTATAATGTCTTTTAATATTTTATCAGAAGGTTTTTCTAAATAAGAATCAACTAACTTATTATATTCAGTCTTCCCATCAAACGACCTTTGTGCTATTTCATTATAAAGATTATCGATAGTCTCTTGGCTAACCTTAGAGTACATATCAGGATGAAGGTTAGTAAGCATTTGTTTTACAAATGTAATGCCTATAGGTTTACCAGCTTCATTTTTACCAAGCATTTTATGGTCATTGATAACAGAATGAGAATATCTTAAATCTCCTGGGTTTATTTCAATAATTTCTTTAGCTCCTCCAATAAGCTCTAAAGGTTTACCTTTAATATAATTATAATCACCTGGAATCCTGTCTCCTGTTTGTTTAATAGCACTTTCCATCATAAGAAAATTAACGCCTTCTCCATTATTAGCTTTTTCCATAGCTTTAGTTAAGTCAGGACCAGCTTTATGAATCATATATTTACCAAGTATAGTTCCTTTAGGATTCTTTGATATAATAAAAGACTTATTAGAACCTGTATATGGAACTCCTGCATCAAGATTAATAGCATCTACAACTGCATCTGTTGCTATAATAGCTCCATCAACATGCTGAGGTAGTTTTACATTTAAAGCTTTTAATATATTATCTATCTTTACGGGGTCAGCAATAAGAGAACCTTTATAGTTACCATCTCTTTTACCTAAAGCTATTTCATTAGCATGATTCTCTCTAGATGCTAGATTTTTTATAGCTTCATTTTCAGGTAAAAAATGAGCTTTTTCATGTCTAATTACAAAATCTTCCCAAGATTTATAACTTTTGAAAATATTTTCAGGAAGAGGATTTACTCCTTTTACTTTAGGTTTTATCCACACTTTATTATCATAATCTTCTCTAAGTTTATCTTTATCAATTTTAATTGCTCTATTTTTCTTATCTGTTTGCGCAGAAACAAATCTGTCTGAAACAGTTGATTTTATATTCTTAGAATAAACTATCTTTAAATCAGGTAATTTAATTTTAGATAATTTTAAATCTGCACCTGTATATTTAGGATTATTAATAAATTCTTTATCTCCTTTAATACCATTAGTCATCCATATTTGAGCTCTTTTATTATCTGCAACAGCATTTTGTATAAATCCAGGATTATTTATCATTTTATTTATAGGCATACCATTTAATTGCTCTTGATATGCTATAATAGATTTCATCATATTATCATGCTCTAATCGATTCATACCATATAAATCTTTAGCAGTCTTATAAATAGAAGGAGGTAAATTTACTTTCTTTGTTTTCTTATAATTTGGATGATACTTAACAAATATTATTCTATCTTTATCGCCTACTCCACCATATGGATGATAACCTTTTTTACCCATCTTTTTTATAGTATTTGATATAAAGTCCTTTTTAATTGCTTTTTGCTCTAATGAAGTACCCTCTCTTCTTGTAGCATATTCAAATTTAGATAAGTCATAATCCACGCCTTTATAAGTAAGCGCATCTAATATAGCATATTCAAATTCTTTTGGAGGCTCTATTACTAATTTTGATTTACCTCCCATTGTATATGGATTTTCTTTATCTGTTAGCTCAACCTTTTTACCATCTGTATTTATAAAACGAACAGCCTCTCCTTGATTTTGTACAGCAATCCACTGTCTCATTTTACCTTTTAAGTCAGTTGGTAGTTGCATATTAAACTCTTGTTCTATAGCTTCTACCCATTCTGGAGACCTATTTTTAGTTGAACCTCTTTCTATGTATTCAGGGGCTAATTTACCAGCAGATTTTGATATTTTAACTATCATATCATCTCTTTCAACAGAGCTTTTAATAGTCTTTTTTAATTCAGGTCTTAAGTAGGTTTGCATAAAATAAGACATTTTATTATCAATAGGGCTAGTATAGAATTCACCTGCATCTCTAACATCATTTGTCTCAATATCAAGAATATCCTGTTTTTTATCTATTTCTGCATCAATTTCAGCTTTAAAGCCCATTTTATCCCATTTTTGGAACAAAGACTCTATAGCCTGCTTCTCACCTATGTCAATAGCTTTCTTTCCAAAAAAGGCTACTCTAGGGCTTAATTCAGGAGTTTTAGCTGTTGTAATGAATTTTTTACTACCTTTATCATACTTAAGCCATTGCTTAGTTTTATCATAAACATACACCTCTTTACCTGCATCAATACCCATTTGAATTGCATATTTAGATAATCCTTTAGTAGCAGTCATTTTATCATTTACTTTGTCTACTGATATAATTTGGTCTGAGAATTTAACATTAACGAAATCTCTTCTCATTCCTTCTTTAGCATATTCAGATAATCTTCCTATCCTAACCTTTTCTCCAGCTTTATTTAAATTTTCTATAGCAGTATCAATACCTTTATTAGCTTCAACTAGATACTTTCTTTCTATAGTAATTGATTCATTAGGCTTACCATAAGTCTTTACTTGGTCAGGGAATTTTGTCTCTACAGAAGATATATCTCTTTTTCTAGCACTCTCTAATACTTGTGCTTGAGTTCCAGTTTCTCCAGTAGTCATAACATAGTATCTAGTAGGGTCTGGTTTAGAAGCTTCTTTGATAGATTCTCTAATTATTTGTTTTTGTTGTTTTTGAACTTCTTTTTCTATTTTATCAGCAACTTTAAATACTTCAGAGCGAACATCTTTTCCAGATTTTTGAAGCTCTTCCATCTTAGGAGCCATGCCTTCTACTTCAGCTCTCCTATAGAGTTCATAGGTAGCTGCTTCTATTTCCTCTGGAGTACCTCCAGCCATACCTGGTCCAGAAGTAATTTTTAAAACCTCTTTTTGAACTTCAGGTTCTACTTTTTCCCAACCTTCATATAGTTCTCTTGGGTCATAAGTTTTTCTATGAATAGGATTATCACTTTTTTCAGCTTTCTCTCTAACCTTTTGAGCAATAGGCATAGCCTTAGCTACAGTCCAAGGTTTTTCAGAACCACCAAAGTATGCACCCATAAGATATTCATATACTTGTTCAGGAGTTGAAGCTCCTCTTGCAGTTGCAGGTAATCCCATAAATAAAGAACCTGCTAAACCTCTTGCAAACTTCTCTGCCTTAGGGTCTTGCATGTTTATTTGATTTCCAATACCTCTAAATACACCACCAGCTATAGCTCCATGAAAGAAACTATCAAGCATAACATCTACACCACCTTGCCAAGCAGATATAGCACTTGCAGTACCTAGGTTGAAAGCACCTTCAGCTATATGTTTTGCTTTTCCTGTAGATAGGAATTTAGCTGCATCTTGAAATGCTTGACTCTTAGCCCCTATTCCAGCTTTTAATCCAGCATTAGCTACTTTAGCGGCTCTAGGAGTAATATATTTCTCAGCTACATATAAAGGAATACCTTTTTTACCTTGAAGGAATTTAGCGCTATCTAATAAGGTTCTACTTTTAGTAGTCATACCAAGGAATTTAAGAGGACCAGCTAATATACCAGGAGCAAATCCAGCTAAGTGACCTACACTTTTAGCTACTGCTTCCCAAGCATTATCTGGAGTATCTTTAGATACATTTAAAGTAGTAAAGCCTTCTAGGAATCCTGCTCCAGCATATTTAATAGCATCAATAATAGAAAAATCCCCTTCATAAAAGGGGACATTATGATATTGAGCATGTTGCCTTACAGATTCTAATCCTTGAGGACTAAAATTAGAAGGATTCTTTTCATATGATTTTATGAAATCTCTAGTCTGAGATTTGGTATAGGAAGGACTCCATTGAGAAGTTTCTGCCATTAAGAACTCCTATTTACTTCATTTCTTGAATAGTCTTTGCTACATCATGTAAATCTTTAGCCGACCAAGCTGCCATTGCTGCAGTTAAAGCTCCACCAGTAGCTAATCCAGCAGCTCCTAATCCAATCTTAGCTAATGTCCTAGCTGCAACCTTCCACCCTAAATTTTTAGCAACATATGCTGATACTCTTGCAGCTCCATGTTTCTCTATTTTACTTAATACAGTATTATATAAACCGCTAACAGCTTGTCCTGCTGCTTTACTTTTATTCATAAGAGATGAGGCTGTTTGTTTTTTAGCTTCTTTACCAGTAAAGAATTTTTTAGCTTTTCCTAATGCATCAATACTTTTTAAACCTCTATAGGCTCCATATCCTAAACCAGCTTTTAAAGCTGTTCCACCTATGTTTTCAGGCTCTACCATACCTCTAATTCCTTCACCTATTCCTTTAAAAGTTCTTCCCCATGATTCACCTAAGGTATCTCTTGGAATTAAATAATTAATTGTCGGATTAGGCATTCCTTGTTCATCTTGCATAGGAACTTTTGATATTAAAAGTTTTCTAAGGTTAGGTTTATTATCTAATAAAGAAGACATCTCTCTATCAGATTTCTTGTAAAATTTCTTATAAATATCTAATTTTGAATTTAAATCTAAAGCAAGAGCACTCTTATATTTATCATATTCAGCTCTAAATAAAGCAGGATTTAATAACCCTCTTTTTTCTGCATGCCTTCTCATTCTAGGACTTAAGCTTTGAGACCATTTTAAATAAGCATCATCAGCACTTAATGCATCTACATCACCCATAGATTCTATATTCTCTTCAGCATATTGACCAAATATATCTTCAAATGTTCCTGCCCATAATCTCTTGAGTTTGTCATCTTTATTAGGAACTAAGGAAGCTAAAGCTGAACCTACTTGTTCACCAAATCGAGCTTGGTCTGAACCTCCATATGATTTTGCGTATTGTGCTATTAAATTGGGGTTAATTGCCATTTTTCTCCTTTTTCTTATCCACCTGGAAGAAAGCTTCCCAAAAGCCCTTGTCCAAATGCTTGGTTAGAAGCTCTTCTTGCATTAGCAGCATTAATATTTCCTATATACATATTAGCTTGATTCTCATCTAAACCTTGTTGCATACCTATTAATCCTGATTGTAAACCAGCTACTCCTTGCATGCTTCTTGCATGTCCTAATCCTTGACCCATAAGTCCAATACCTTGCTGAGTAGCTCCTTGCATTTGAGCTAAAGCTGATTGTAATAAGCTTGAACCTATACCGCCCATAGCTTGATTTTGAGCCATTCTTGATTGCATCATAGCTTGTCCAGGAGAAACTCCTGACATTGCACCCATTTTCATCATAGAACTACCTATTTGAGCACCTTGGTCTGAAGCTTGTCTAGTAGCTATATTTTTTAATAAACCTCTCATTCCAACATTACGGTCGGAATAAATATCCATAAATTCTCTACCGAGACCTAATTGTTCATCGGCTTGACCCATACCCGATTCCATCATGCTAGCTAAATTACTAGCTTGATTAGTAATCATATTTTGAGTAGGCTGCATATATTCTTTAATTTTCTGCACGCTTACTTTCTTTCTTTTACCAAATAATTTATCAGATAACCAACCCATTAAATCTCCTTAGATTTCATCATTATAATATACACTTATTTACTATTATCATCAAAGTACTTTATAGATTAACTCCTATTTTCCATGCAAATACTCTTAAATGCCCAGAAGTTTCTTTTGTCATTGCAGTTCCAGTAGCAGAATGAGTATTGTCATGTATTAATATATGCGGGTCAGCAAATCCTATACTCATATAGCTGTTTTGCATAAATACTGACATTCCAGTATCGGTATTTGTAGGAGTATTATATAATTCAGCTATTCCTATGTGATTAAGTGAAAATATATCACCTGTATTGCCCGCTGCATCTCCAGTACTTATTTTTACTCCCGTTCCATTTGCTTTGAAATAGAAATGGGTTAATAGAAGCTTACTATTTAAACCATGGTGAAATTTATACCTATTATTAGCTGAAACTGCTGTCCATCCACTATCATAATGAGGTGAAATAACAGGATTTTCCCATCCTTTGTTTGTTCTAACTCTCATTTTATAAGAATTATCTACTTGTCTTTCTACACTTAAGTCACCACTTTTTCCTTTTGTTTCTGGAATCTCTAATTCAGCAGGATTATTAACAGCATCTTTTAATAGATTTAATTTATTTTCAATATCTTGTAGGCTTTTTTGAACTCCATTAAAGTCTTTAATTTTAGTTAATATTTTAATCTTATCAATTGAAAACATTATTTTGTAGATTTTCTTCTATATAAAATACCAATTGAATCTAACTCTTTATCCATATTCTCTAATTTAAATTGAAGCCATCTACCTTTTTTATTTGAACTACTTATTTTATATTGAGAATCATTTGTTGATGTAGAACTATATGTTGTATCGGAATTTGATATATTGCCAGTACTTGTTACTAATAGAAGTTTATTTTGACTATTTGTATTGCTACCATCAAGATTTACATTTTCTTTAATTCCATTTAATTTAATCTTATTAAATACTTTGACAATAGAATCTTCACCAACTGTTATCTTTTTACTTACCCATGTATAATCTCTATAATCAATTCCGCCTTTATATTCATATATAAAGTCACCTATCGGAATACAAACCTCACCTGCAGTTCCTAAGAATGGTTTACCTACATTAGAATCTTCGCATAAATCCCATAAATCCCATCTTGATTGAGGTATATTATAAGACCAAACAAAGTACTTTACTGTACTTGCATTGTTTGTTCCCTCTTTATGATTTATTTTAAATACAACCAATACGCTAGAAGTAGAAGAGTCTAATATTAAAGAAGGGGGAGTAAAATTTGGTTGATTAACTATATTTTTCCATGAAGCATCTACAATATTATCATCTCCTCCTAATAATGAATAAAAATCTGTATCAACTTCTCCACTTTCAGATATAGGTTCGGATATTTTTCTAGGAATAGTACCATCATGTAAATATATACCAGTTATATCAACAAAAAACATACCATACTCAGTAACAAGAACACTATATTTGTCTATACAACCTATGCCTTCAAAAATATCTTCTATTACTAGTGTTTCTTGATTTATTCTATAAATATTAGTACTATCAAAGGCATATAATCTTCCATTAAAGTTAGCTAAGGCAGTCGGTTTAGATTTTAATAATATAAAATCATTAACCCAATCAAATAAACTAAACATACCAGGTCTAGACCTGAATAACATATTTGAAGCATTTAATACTTTCTGATGAGAACAATCTCCTACTATTAAATAACCATCAATTTCAGTTGATATTCCATACTTCATATCAACAGTTTCTAAAATTTCAGACATACCTGTTCTTGATTCATATGTAGCTCCTAATTTTCCAGTATCTACTATAAGATTGCTCCATACTCCTTCTTCTGATTGACTCCATCCAGTTGCAGTACTAACCTCTTTGACTAATCTAAAGAAATCAGTAACTCCATTTCTTCTATAAATACAAACATGAGTTAATCTCCTGCTGTAATTCTTTATAGCCAATGTAATATTATAACTCCCTACTGCAGAGTTAGGCGAATCACTATATAATGTTGAAGATAAAGGACCCTCTTGATAGCCATCATATATAAAAGATATTTTATATTCATATCTAACATCTGTTTCAAAAGTATTACCACTTCCTTCTGATGTACTCATACTTCCAGGATTTATTATAATATTATTAAAAGCTGCTGTCATAAACATATCTTCAAATACAGCAGAACTAGAATCATTTCTAAGTAAATTGAATTCAGAAGCTCCTCTATCCCAAGAATTCCAATTATCTCTTATTTTTGTTATCCTAGATTCTGAGCCATTACCACTTTCAATTAAAAACATCTCCCAATAATTTGTATAAGCTCTACCTTGTAATACCTCTTCATCTTTATGAGCAACATCAAAAGCATTTGCCCCAGAGGTTGCAATGTCTTTTGTATTAAAAGTTCCACTTATTTTAACATCCTGTACAGATACATTATCAATATTCCAAGTTATTGTCCCATTATGAGTAGATGAAATAATCAAAGCAGCATCTGAGCTTGCAACTACTTCCTTACTATAATAAGTTTTAGTAGTAGTGATAGAAAATGTATCAGAAGCAGTTCCGCCTATTCCCATGCTAACATTTGTTAATGTTCCACTATCAGTCCAAAGTTCGGCAGTAATTCTATAAGTTCTTGCTGAAACTGCTCTTAAGCTACCTGTTCCAAGAGTCGCTCCTTGAGGGTCAGTATCTGCAAGATTTGTTATTACTAAATTCGCAGGACTTCCATCATCACTAAATGTAGGAGCTGAACCATCTGGAGAATACTCTGTCCAATTAGAAGCAGAGGCAAAAGTTCTATCATTTTCATTTTCAATCATCTCAGATTTAAATGTTACAGTATCTCCATCAGATAACTTATGAGCCGTAGAAGAGAGCCTTAAATCATCACTATCATTAGCTGTGACTGAGACTGCATATTCTCTTAATTTTCTCATATTAAATCCACCAAACATTGTTCTATACACAGCTCCACTAAAGTTGAGGGCAATAGGATTTTGAACTGAAGATATATTATTAATAATTGGTATTGCATACCAATAAGCATCTGTTATTGCAGTTGTTGTAGATACTGTAAATTCACAAGAACCTGTGACTGTCACTGTATATCCAGTAGGATTTGGAATTCCAACCTTTCTAATCCAAACTTTATCTCCAGTAGTTAAACCATGCTGATAAGTGCATGTAACTACGCCACTTCCAGAAACACTACATTTATTTCCTTCTGTTTCAGGTAGTTCTAAATAAGAGCTAGAAGAACCTATATTATCAGATATACTATATGTCCATTCTCTTTTCATTGGAAGTTTAGCTATAGGGTCTCCTATATAAGCATTATTAGGAGGATAATTATTATAATTTACTAGACCAGTAGTTGAATTTGTAAATTCAAATGGAATAGTTTGCTGCTTAGCTAGTCTTACAGGAGCAGTGCAAGCTTGCCATGGAGTCCATATATAATAATAGTCATTAATAGAAGGATTATGTCCAAATGGATAATGGACCATTACATATATAGCATCACTAGTAGCAGAGCTTCCTTGAGATTTACTATCAACAATTTGTCTTGTTTGAATGCATCCTGTTTCTTTATCTAATATTGAAATCATTAGACCACTAAAAGCTCCTCTGTCTCTCCATTGAGATGAAGTAGCCCAATAATTATGCAAAGTGTCCCGAGCATAATTACCCGAATTGCCATGATATATGCTTCCAGTAGTACCGTCTAATTTTATATAAGGTTGTAAATTTGCAGCAGGATAATCGGCATCTGCAGTTGTGATATACGGTTCTATAGCTGTTAATCTTCCTACTAACATAGGTTTGTTATAATTGCCGAATAAATGTTTATAATAGTTTGTTCCCTGCCCATTGTCTACAACATTATTTGAAAGACTTCCTTCTAAATAACTACCAGCATATAAATTATAATTAATAGATTCGTCTACTATCGTAGGTGTATCAGCACCATTAAAATCACTATTAATCTGCCATATAGATTCTACCATAGTAGAACTTGGATATAATAAATTTAAATCTATGCTATAAAAATTTACACCTTTTTTATGACCTGGTATATCCTCTGTTTGGGCATCATTTAAAAGATGGCTCATATATATTCTGCTAGAAAATTGATTATTATTTTCATTATTATTAATACTAGAAGAAAGATTTGAACCTTGTTTTTTGTGATATATATTATCAGGAAAAGATGGAGCATCTACACAAATATTCATATAATTTATATGTTTTAAATTATCATTATTATCAAAGTTAAATATAGTACCGTAGCTATCAGATGAGTGAGTACTAGTATTCTCAACAGGTCTAAGCATAACTCCAGATTTATAATTCAAAGATTCTATTTTAGAGATAATACCTGGAGCGAATCCTCTTCCATCAGGCTGTCCCGATGTTTTAGTTCCAAAAGCTCCAGTAACACCAAATCTTGTTGGAACAGTATAAAAAGTCTTTCCAAGGCTTGCCATATTTCTAAACTCTTTCTTAGTTCCTCCAGAGTGTGTCTCAACTAAATCATTAAATGACTTTAAATAACCTCTTTCACCACTATTCCATTCATAATCTCCTTCATCATCATCCCAAGCAGGTTGAAATAGATTATTAAAAGGTATTCTATTCATTTTTTCTTCAGGATAAAAAGCTCTATGAAAAGCTGGAAATTTAGAAATACAACCTGTATTATAGACATTATTAACCATATTTACATGAGTTTGATAATCATATCCTAAAGCAGGTGTCATTGGATAAATCTTAGCATTATTTATACTAGAATTATGAGCTACTGGAACAAAGAATTCATCATCATCATGTATACTAGAAATATAAGTTGCACCGTAATTTGTAGCACCATAATCTGGGTCATCTGCAATAAAAATAGGGTCTCCAGCTTGCAATGTAGCAGTCGAATTTCCACTAGCTAATTGTACTTTTGTATACTGTCCAGATGCAACTGAACCACTAGCATGAGCTGTTAATTGAGGAGGCATTTCATAGTCACCAAAGTGAGCATCAGGACAAGTAGCTAAATATATTTTAGTTTTATTATGGTTGAAATATGGAGTATCTACATTTTTAGGAGACATTTTTAAATAATCAACAGCATTTGAATCGTTTATATCTGATATTCCATTTTCAGGTAGAGATGAATGAAAATACTGTTTTCCATAGCATGCCATCTTACCATTATGAGCAATCCATGATGATTCATCCCAATTATCTTCTTTGTTGATTAAGAGTATTCCAACAACATGTCCACATACTCTTCTATGATATTCTCCATAAGGTCCCATATGCCTATCATTCATCTCTGTGGTCAATGAAGTTGTACTTGGAACTACAAGCCCAGTTCCATCTATTAAACCATCTCTATCATTGTCACCCATTTGGAACAATCCAAATCTAGGCTGTCTAAATTTTATCTTTGATTGAAATCCAACATTGTAACCAAAATTTATATAACTTGTATACCTAGGGTCAGATGTATCCATGTTTGCTATATAATAATCATTATTACTAGTCATATCATCAGTAAGCGCATGTAGCCCTAAAGTATTATAATAATTTGGGAATATTTCAGAATCATGTCCACCATTAAATCCTCCTTTTTGAAAATGTGGTGGACTATTTAAATAAAAATATTCGGTCATAGGTCTTATTGCGCTTAAAGTCATTCCCCAACCACTTGGGTTAAGGGTAGCATTTAATACATCAAAAGCACCTGAAGAAAAATTATTATCTACCATTGAGAAATCGGTAGCATTATCTCCATACGACCATCCTGTATCTGCCATATGTTGAGTAAATTGAGTGCCTCTATATACAAATAAATCTCCCCATACTTGAGGTCCTCCAATAAAATAACTAGTGCCAAAAGTAGTTACATCTCCAGCATCACTATTAACGCTCCATTCCATGTTATTATAAGCTACACCATGGTGTTTTACATGGTAATGTACAAAATATTTATCACCAGGAAAGTCAAACATATAAGCGGCCTGATTATCACTACCAGTCGACCAAGAACTTGAAGCTGCATTGTTAGCACCATCAAAAAACTTAGTAGAAGGACTTCTATCTCCTAGATTAAAAGTATCATTATAGTTATCTGCCATAATTGCTTCAGGAGTTCTTCCGCAAAATACAAAAGGCTGATTTTGACTATAACCTCCAATATCATTTGCTTGAACCCATAATCTTGTATCAAAATGGTCAGGCTCATTAGTAACATTAGTAGTAACCTCATGTACATATTTTTCATTAGGAGCTTTAGTTTCTAAAATATCACTTAGTTCATTATATCCTTCATTTGTAGCACTTCCAAATTTAATAATAGGAGTACTCTGACTAGCAACACTATCAAATACTGCTGTACTAGAGCCTATATCACCATTTGTTCCATCATTAGACCATTTAAAACTTCTAAATTGCAGTTTTAATACACCTTTTTTAGAAATTTGTCCTGCTGACCAAGCTTCAGCTGACCTCATTATATCATAAATATGGACTTCTGGTACTCCATCACTATTATCGTAAAATGTAGGAAGAATATATACACGACCACCATTAAGCGCAGCTGTACTAGCGCTTTCTTCTTTTGCATAACAAGTTGCTATAGAATTAATAGGAAAATTAAGACTTAAACTTCTTTCTATTTTTCCTGCAAAGTAAACCTCATCTAAATTGGTTACATCAGTTTTAATCCTATCTTCTGGCCATATTCTATATATATAAGGCTCTCCTACCTCTATTCCATAGTAATAATAAGGTCTATAACATATTTTTCCAGTATTCTCATCTCTAGCACCATCTGATTGCATAAAGCTAGTATTATCTGGGTCTGGGTCCTTAGTATTATATCTTTTACATATAAAAGCATCACCATCACTATCAGGGTCATTATTTGTAACTACCCATATTCCAGAACCAGTCCACTCATTAGAGGCATCTCCATATTCTCTAATAATTAAATTATCTCCTAAACTGACTCTATGACTAGCATGTGTTATTTTTAAAGTTTTATCACCATTATCCCAAGCAGCAGGTAAATATTCAAATTCTCCTGCAGTACATATTTTAGAAATATTTGTAATATTAGAACTTCCTGATGTACCTCCATAATTAGTAAGGGTAGATACAGAATTATCATCTTGATATAATTGGTTATTAAAAGATTCACCAAACACTTTATGATTTAAATATCCTAACCATTGAGGACGAGAATCTTCTATAGTACTTCCAAATCCCATATGTAAAGCTCTATTTTTAGATACCACAGAAGGACCTGAAGATGAGCTTATATTCAAAGCAGAAATAGGAGAATATATAATATTAGTTGAAGGAGTTTGCAATGTTGAAGAAGCTGAAAATCCTTCAATAACAGAAAATGTACCTCCATTAAAACCTATAGAGACTAAATCTTTTCTTCCTGAATTATTTATATAATTTGATACTAAATATGAATCTCCAGTATAAGTGTTAGCTTTATAAACTGAAGTAACTTCGGATAAATCTAGTAAATCAATATCTATATACGATTGAATTCCTCCTCCATTATGCTTTCCTCTAGATGCAAATTCAATTGTTAAATCTGATTCTATCTCTACATTCCTCGGTATACTAAAATGAAAGGTAAAATTTCTCCATGTATCTATAAGCGTATCACCTAAAGAGCTATATATTTCATTAAGATTTATCCATCTTTGCTCTTGTGATATATTTTTAGAGGAATAAGTATCAATAAACCCTGAATTTCTATTATTATTAGACGCCATCCATTGACCACTTTTATTTATATACCCACCATTAATTTTCAATGAAAAGTCTAAAGATGCATAATCATTAGTAGCATCATTATCTCTTGCAAAAAAAGATAATTTATATTGGCCACCTGCTTTAAGCCTAGATTTAGAAATATCCTGAGAGATTAAATGATTCTTACATTTATAAGGTTGAGAAACAGAATGACTAATTGCAGTAGTGCCAAAATATCCTCTTAAAACAGTAGCAATATTACCTGATACAAAATCTACTTTCATATATTCTGTGCTACCATCTAATGTACTAGCTTCAAATGCTATAATATCACCTCTTGATAACAAGGTGTCTACTTCTGAAGCAAATTGAAGCTTAGTATCAGTTGCAGATAAAGAAATTACTATTGGAACTCTTATTCTAACATATTCAGATTCTATTCTAATAAATGAATCATTGTCATTATCATCTCCACCAAAAGGATAATATGCTGTCTCTGCAGCAGCTGTTTCTCCAAAAGTATAATTAGCAGCATCCCATACTCCGCCACTTGTTTGTATAGATACTTTAGTAGTTACGTCATTATCATAAACATTATCAATAGTAGATGCTTCTCCTTCTACACCATATGATTTATGAAGCCAATCATTACATTTATAAATAGCAGATGCTCCAGGAGTTATAGTTCCATCTGATACTACATGATGAAAAGTATGGTTTTTAATTAAATTAGCTTCTATATATACTCTATCAGTAGATTCTGTATCTTGAGTAGGAGCTTCATCAACAGTAAATACAACTGGATTTGTTGTCTTTTTTAATATTTTAAAACTATTTCCATTATTTGCCGATGTACCAGATTGATATATAGTAATTGTATCACCTTCATTAAATAAAACATCTCCACTCCCAACAGCATTACTACTTCCAAGTGTTATTGTTTTATTTGTAGCATCATAAACAACGGCCTTATTACTATCAGCTGATTCTATTTTTCCACATTTTTCTCTACCAGCTTCATTTGATGTTTTAGTCAAAAATGAAGCATTAGTATTTACATTATTCCCAGAATGACCACTCCAATCATATAATTTGCATGTAGCCATAGTAGTTGGGAATTGATTTGCTGCAGTTTGAGTTCCATTTGTGACTCTATTAGCATAAATATAATATTCATTAGATGTGCTTAATGTTGGAAAAGACTGAGTACCAAAACAATTTCTCTTAACTGTCATATTAGTATCAGATAAAGTTAAAACCCTCATTATTTCAAACTCATCTCTTCCTGTAAAAGTATCATTTGTTTGAACAAACGATATATAGTCACCTACATTTAAAACTCCATTATTTAATGGTTGAATTTTATAAGTTAAGGTTAATAATCCAGTTGTTCGAGTTATACTTATTCTAGTCCCATGTCCATTAGTAGCATTCTCAATTGCTGTCTTTATTTCAGTAGCTATCCCAGCAACAGTAGTCTCTCCATGTAACTGAATTAAAGTATTTCCACCAGAAGTTAAAGCTCCACTTGTATGAGTTCCACTAGCTCCCTCATTGTTATCTTTTCCAAATTCATATTGAATATTTTTCCCATCTGGAGTTCTAAAACTCATTAATTTTCCATCAAAGTCAGCTAAAGTAGTTCCAGCTACATTTATCGTAGCAACACCATCATCAAAACCACTTACAGTAAGTTCAGAATCGGCTAAATTTTCAGCTATAGTATTAGTTTTAGTATAAAAAGAAATACTACTATCGGTTGCACTGAATGCTGCAGATGGAATAAAAGTATAAGAATCTGTTGTTACACCAAAAAGCTTCTCCATTACAGGCTCTATATAAGTAGCAGTTAATGTCTCTTTTTTCCCTTTTGTTCCTACGAAACTTATTTTTGAAGCCGCTTCATCATTAAAGATAGATGAATTTGCTATTCTATTTCTATAATGATTAACTACCATAGGACTTGGGTCTGCTACTATAGTATTACCAACTGTTCCCCATGTTACTGGATTTGCGAATGAAGTCAACTCTTTATTATAACTAGCTACAATCCTATCATTTTTTATAGCACTTAAAATACCATGCTCAGACATAGGATTTACATTTAATGAAAAAGAAGGGGAATCTTGAGGAATATCCCTTTCTGAAGCGTTTAATATAGTTCCTGTATTAAAGTTCTTTATTTCTTTTAACTGTCTTGGCATTTTTCTCCTTGCATATCCATTTAATGTTATTATATGAAGATGTCCAGTATTTGTCAGGAACAATCATTATTTGTTCCCATCTAGCATCTCTCCCCATACTGCAGTCCTCCCATCTATTATCTGAACTATATCTACTGTAAATCTACCACCTCTATAGTAATCAACTATTGCAAAAGCATGAGCCCACTTATGTTGTCTTCCTCCTAACCATTCATTCTTTTCAGAGGACATATCTTTTAGGCATCCTAATGACCAAGCTGATTTAGGTCCATCCATATGCGTTACACTATCTTGTTGCAGGGAATGATGATGACCATACATTATATTGGCACCTAGCTGTCTTAGATGATTCTTTGCGTGGAATTGTCCACCAAAATGGTGCCCATGGTAAAAATAGAGCTTTCCTATTTTAAGATATTTACCAGGTTTGTGGTATTTATATCCTCGCTCTTTAAAGTTACATACATCTTTAAAGCGATAGTTGAGATAAGGATGCTCTTCTACGAATCTATCTAACCATTCATCATGATTCCCTGCACATATATGTTTTTCTTTACAACCAACTTTGTCCAGAGACTCGTCTATTATATCAAGTAACTCGTTTACTGCTTTTATATCTTCGTCGACCCTTGGCATTATATATTCCAAAGGTGGTTTCTTCTTTCTTTTCCACTGCCAATGAGAAACGCTTGAGAACTCTCCGAGGTCACCTAAATCTACATATATATCAGGTTTAACCAGTTCTATTGCTTGACATACAACCTTGATAGCAGCTTTATCATATATAGGTGCATGTTTATCTGGAGTAACTATAGCACGCTTTAGTACTCCTCCACTTTTCTTTTTCATTCAAAAAACTCCTAGTTATATTCTCTCCTAGGAATGCGTCCCCAACAATTAGGGACAGTCCAACACTCTTTAGCATTTTGTAACTCTATCTCAGTTTCGTCTGCTTCATATTTTAAAAACATTTCGTAGCAACTTTCGCATTCCCAAAGAAGGACACCATTTTTTGCGCCCATAATTTCAACTCCCACCATTTCTGATGAATTACATGAAGGACAAGTATGAGGATTATCTCTATAAATTTGCTTTTGATTTTTAACTAATCTATCAAGCAATCTTCCTTTAATCCTATCTACCAAATCCTCCACTAGAATCATTCGATTAGGGAGTTCTTTGTCCATTATGATAATGACTTCTTAACCTCAGCCCAAATCTTATCATCTAAATCGTTTTCACTTTTCTTTACTAACCAATCGCCTAATCTTAATAAGATTGCAATAAGCACTTTTTGACTTAGCATTTTAGTTGCTATAGCTCCTAATACTGAACCCATTTACTTCTCCTTTTTTTGCTTTAACTTTTTTTTGCAACAATCGCAAGTTACAAAATCTCTTTGTGGATGGGAGCTTAATTCAAGTTTAGCTAGCCTTAATTTAATATCCGATAATTCAAGCTCAAACTCTTTCTTCCACATATTATCTATTCCCATTTGTCTTCATCTTCTGCGATACTATCATCAAGCATTTCATCAATCTCTAGCATAACCCTATAGTATATTACTAATCCTCCTCCAAATACTATGCAGAATCCTGCTATAAATGGCAAAATGCCTTCCATAATTAACCTCTTATTTTCGCGTATAGAGTCATTATTCCAACTACTATACCAATTGATAATGATACAAACGTTAGAATAGGGTTTAAAACCTTTAAAAAGCCTATTAACGTTGAGAAAAAGCTAGTACCCATACCTATCTCAGGGTAGGTAGATAAAACTCGCAAAGTGTCCTTCATTCTTCCTCCTCGCAATCATCCCATTTAGATAAGTCTAACATAGGTAATGGTTTCTCTATCATATGACTTTTTAATTCTCCATTTTGAACCGCTACTTTATTTCCACCTTTTATATAAGGCTTTCCATCTACACATCCTACAGAGTAAACAAATAAAATAGTTTTCCATATACCTACACGCACAACACGAGCAGGTTTACCATCAAAATGAATCACATCATCAGTATTTAAGTCATTTCCAAGGAAGATTTTCAAACCCTCTACAGCCGATTCAATGGTAGATTTAAATATAAAGAGGAATCCTCCTGTTATAATTAAAAAAGCATAATCTCCTAATAAACTTTTTAAATAATCTTCCATTTTAACCGATGCTTTCTCCATAGTTATTTTTTAGATTTCTTATCTTCTTCCTTAGTTTCTTCTTCTATCATTGATTGAAGAAACTCTATTGCTCCTTGACACTTTATAAAAAGCTCTCTAGCTTGTTCTTGTTGACTCTTAAGATTCTTTACTTTCTCTTCTAGATTTGACATTTACTTTGACCTCTTTTATTATTATAAAGCTTTAATATCTGTAATAATTTTATCAAGTTCAGCTAAATCAGCTTCTAATCCAGATTTCTCAGCTTCTAATCTTCTTTTTTCTGATTCATAATCACTTAAGTCGACATTTGCAACTGAGTCACTTAAAGTTTCTCCCGTAGATGCATCAAATCTTTTTTCAGTCAATGATACAACATCCCCATCTTTTGAGAAAGAAACTTTATTTGCTGATTTTAATGTTGAATAATTCTTTAATTTCATTACTTCTCCTCTAATTGTTTTTCTAAGTTATTTACTTTATTATTTAATTCTTGGACAGCTTTTACAAGAGTAACAACCATAGATTCTTTCGATACTCTTTGTCTCCCATCAGGTTCAACTGCCCATGCACTATAATCAGGCATATTATATTTATCTATAGCTTCTTTTACATCTTGTGCAATAAAACCATAATAATATCTATCCTTACCTCCCATAGGGACAGTATCATCAGGATTATAAGCATTCCACTCTTTAGGAAATTCACTTGGTGATTTATGTTTATATTTAACTGGCTTTAGCATAGTAATAAAACCTAATCCTGATTCTATATCTTTAATATCTTTCTTTTGTCTCATATCTGAGGATGCATCCCAAGTTTGGTCAGCATTAAAATCACATCTTATATGGCTAGTGTTATTACCTATATGAACTGCATTATCAGCTGTTCCGTTCATATTATTTCCAATTACTATTTGATTATGCGCTGAAGTATCTTGAGCCTCACAATTATATCCAATAACAGTATTTTCATATCCTGTAGTAGTTGTATTTCCAGATAAACTACCAACAAAAGTATTAGAATGTCCACTTGTTTCTAAATCCGAACCAGAGCTTCTCCCTATAGCTGTATTGTTATTACCAGTAATCTCAGAGCTATCTGTTCCAGTACCAGCAAAAGCTCCTATAAAAGTATTATTAACTCCTGTTGACACATATTTGCCAGCTTTAGTTCCAACAGCTGTATTTTTATTATCTCCAGCTTGATTTGCTTCCATCAAAGCTTCATAACCTACAGCTGTATTAAAATCTCCTGATTGATTAGAAGTTAAAGATTTATATCCTACTGCTATGTTTTGACTAACATCTGTTGCACCATACAAAGATTGAAATCCTATAGCTACCGTCCCATCAATAGCAGTTGCATGATTAAGCCCTTTTCCAGCTTGAGCTCCAATCAAGACAGTTTCATCTCCTGATGTCATTGAAATTCCAGCTTCAGCGCCTATTATTGTATTTTGAGTAGCCTCACCTTGGAGTAATTTAGCAGCATGCATTCCTAATGCTGTATTTTTATCTCCTAATAAAGGAGTTCCATCTACCCCATATCCACATTGCAATCCTACAAAAGTATTTCGAATTCCTGTAGTAACCCAATATCCAGATTCGTAACCTACTGCTGTATTTGCTATATTCGTAGTATCTCCATCCATACTAAATAAAGCTGCATAACCAACAGCTGTATTTTGAGATTCATCATTATTAGCAGTTCCCATTGCATAAGTCCCTAATGCTACATTCTTTGCTCCAGTCTTACAAACATCCAATGCTTGAGAACCAACAACTGTGTTATCTGTAGCAGCACCTTCTAAGTCTTTTCCTGCTTTGTATCCAACGCATGTATTCTCGTCTCCAGTCATTGTACTTGAACCCGATTGCCCAGACATAGAACCTATAAATGTATTATATTGTCCAGATGAAACTACATATCCAGCTCCTCTACCTACAGCTGTATTATGACCTCCATCAACTGAAATAGGTGTCATTTGAGCAAGAGCATATGCTCCTATAGAAGTATTGTTACTCCCTGCTTCATTTGTAAATAAACAATTCCTACCTATAGCTACATTATCATCTCCTGTTTCCGTATTTTTTCCAGCTTGATGACCCATAAATACATTGCTATGACCTGTTGTCATATCCGCTCCAGACAAAGAACCTACTAAAATATTTGCATATGTCGTAGTTGTATCTCCTCCTCCTTGCAATAAAAATCCAGCTTTATAACCTATGGCCATATTATAATCTCCGTCAAGTCTAGTACCTGTTATTCCTTGTCCAGCTCTATCACCAACGAATGTGTTATATTGTCCATATTGAAGGAATTCTCCTGCATTATGACCAAGCCCTGTGTTAGAGCCATCTCCAGAACTTTGTGCATTGAAATAACGTAAAGCTGCATCTCCAAAGGCAACATTTCTATCACCATCAACATTTGATGTTAATGTCTTATGGCCAACAGCTACATTAAATTGGCCAGTTGTATTTGCAAGCATTGACTGATAGCCAATTGCAATAGTTCCATAAGCATCATTATTTGATATTACTTTTCCAGCTTCATATCCAATTAAAACTGATTTACTTAACAAAGCTGCTGTTTTTCCAGCATCAAAACCTATAATAACATTAGCTCCATAATTATCTATACTTCCTGCAGCTGTTAAAGCAAGCCCAGCATTGTATCCGATAAGAGTATTGTTTTGCCCTGTTGTTATAGCGGTACCTGCATTTTCACCAAACAATGTATTATAATTGCCACCACTTGCAATTGAATCACCTGCATTTTTACCAAATATTGTATTTGATGTACCAGCTGAAGCGCTTGTTGATTGAACTAATACTGAATCTGAATCAACTCCTAGGGTAACTCCATTTATTGTTGAAGAAAGTGTTACAGCTCCTGCAACTGTAAGAGTACCATTAACTGTTAATGCTCCACTAGCCAAAGATAATAAATCAGTATCATCTACATGCCCTACATTACTACCATCTATATTTACATTATCAATACGAAGACTAGCTCCCGCTACTGATAAATCAACTACTTCTTTTGTCCATGTCGCCATAAATTTCTCCTAAAAATCCTGTGCCTTAGTATGACCTATATCTGTATAATTTGATTTAGAGAATTTCTTACCTTCTTTAACTCCTGCTATATACTCACTATCAAAATATTGAGCAGTATTTATATCTATATTTCTAGGGTCTTTATATCCAGATGCTATCACCTTAGATACAATAGATTCATGAAATTGCTCTGGAATCTGATTAAATGTATTGCTTAAATCATTTGATGATAAATCATTTTCTCTAGATATTGCATAAATTCTAAAAGTTTTAGCTACAGTTATAGATTTCCAATCAGTTGTAAATCCATTTTTAGTAACAGCATTATTAGACTTTTCTACAATACCTATTTTACCCAATTTATCAACAAACCAAGCTCTTTGAGTTTTTGTAGCCATTATGTATATTCTCCTGCATCTTCATCGTCAATAATAGGTTTACCTATTAATTTTGGTATTTTAATATCATCAATCCAAACACTTTTTATTTTAATAATTCTATTATCAATATCATAATATCTTTGATTCGCTACTGTAGTACCAGTATAAGAATCTTTAACTATTTCTGTTCTTGCACAGAAATCATTTTTAGCTCTATCTAATAATTTAACTATTTCAGTTTGTCCCATATGAGGATGATGTTGTTGAACTAATTCTATCATTTCTTTAATTGTCATTATTCACTCCCTGCTTCACTCGTATCATCTATAAATCTTGATATTTCTTCTTGATAAGATTTTTCTAAACCTTGAATTTGAGATTGAACCATTTGTAAAATCTCTATGTCTTCTTCATCTTGAATTTGATTGCTAATATAGGCTTGTAAAATATTTATAGAGCTTTTTAATGCTATAGCATGTATCAAATTACTAGGTAAAAAATAAGAAGTATTTAAAGCAGCTGATGCAATGCCAGTTAAATCGATTGAATCTGTAGCATATGAAAAATACCATATCTTTCCTTTTTGAGTTGCACCAGGCTCAGGTAAAATTTTAAGAGTAGCTGCTCCTGCATTAGCACTGTCAAAATGATAAATAGGACTATATGCTGTTGCATAATATATACTATTAGAATCACCAGCTCTTGCAAATACATCTCTATCTACATATAAACACTCTCTTTCAATCCCGCTACTATTAGAATCAATTCTTGTAACTTTTAAAATCTTCCTATCTTCTACTAACCATTCAGAATTAGATTCAAGTACTCCTGGAGTCTTAGAATACTTAAGCAATAAATCTTCAGAAATCATATCTGCTACTTCATTAAAAGCAGCATTAATAAGGTCTTTATAACTCAAATCAGGAGTTGTTGAATATTCAGCTCCTATTAAATCAGTTATTCTTTCTGCTATAGTTGAACCAGGTGTTGCCATTATTTTTTACCTTTTTTCTTTAAATTTAATTTTCTTCTAATATCAGGCTTTACCTGGCTATGCCAAGGGTTCCCAATACTAGTTGAAAATCTATTTGCTAATTTCTTAGCCATTATCTTGTACGTCTAGCTGTGCCTCTACTAGCATAAGTTGTAGATTTGGATTTTCTAGAACGAACTTTTTTAGTTTTTTTTATCTTTTTAGGCTTAGGAGTAGGTGTACTAGGTGCACTTACTCCAACTAAATTGATATTACTTCTTTGTTTCTTATCTCCCATTATTTCTCCTTTAATGTAACATTATAAATGTAGGCCAGAACTGATTATAAGCTGAAATTACAGTTTGTCCAGGCCCTGACATAAATTCAAATCTTATTTTAGCATATCCCATTCTTTGCGCAATAAGAGCAGAGTTTAAATCTGTAGAACCATCTCCACTTCCTCCAGTATCAGAAAAAGGAGAAGTGAGTTTAGAGGGAAAGTCCTCTGAGTTATATGTAAATGTATCTCCATCATATGTAAATACAGTTCCAAATTTCCATCCTTCAGCTGCTTGTGGCTCAAATGTAGTAGCTGAAGCTGCAGCTGAATGGTCTGCTGTTGGATTTACGCTCCACTCTAAAGCAACAGTAAGAGCTTCATTTCCAGCTATATCTTCAGCTGATGTAGCTTGCTGTAAAGCTTTTGTTGATGAAGCAATACCAGTAGGAGGATTAACCACAGCTGTAATACTTCTCATATTTAAATTAGTAGGGATAGTCTCAGAATGAAAGGATATATTCTCTTGATAAGGAAGTCTCATAAATCCAAAGAAACCTCCATGATAAATCTTTCTTCTTTCCATAGTATCATAACTTGGTAATGTTATTTTATAAACATCCCCTTCATCAAATCCTAATTCATCTGGGATATATATATTTACCCCTATATCTATCGTAATAGGAGTATTGGAAACAGCTGAACCTTCACTTGTTTTTACTATCCAATATCTACCATCTCCACTATGAGCACTAGCATGAATTGTATCTATAGTAGTGCCTGCTAAATTCTTTTTAGTAACTATAAATCCATCTTCATTATTACTAGTTGCTTCATTTACAAAAGTTAATTCATAGTAAAAATCACAATTCACTGAATGTGTACAACTTCCATAAAGAGCTTGAGCCGAACTTCCAGTTGTTTGTGTGATATAAGTATTCCCATCTGTAGAGCCATCTCCATCAGCCAATCTACCTAAATGAAATTGGTCATAATAATATGGGAACCATTTTCCAGCTATTTGACTTGAATTACTTGCTATTAATACATTAGCCATAATTAAGTATTATTATGCATAAATACATTAATTTTAATGTTATTCGCTACAGCAGTACAATTAGCATCACCTCCTGGTGTTAATGCAATTCTCATATAAGGCATTACACCATAACTTTCAAAATCATAGATTCCAGAACCTATAACCTCGTCTTCAGAGCCACCACCAGCATTCCAAGCAGCTATTAAATCATATAATTTGATATAATTAGTTCCATCTACAGAGCCTTCTATATCTACATCAACATTGTCAGCATCTGCAGTAATATCATTTAATGTAGCATTTAACATTACAGAGAAATTTCCATTTATAGCCCAATTAAAACTAGGTGTAACATGTTTAGAAGTACCATCAAGCCACATTAAACATTCATGTCTAACATAGCCATTTATACCACTTGCACCTGTAGCTGTTTGAACAATACTAACATTAGAAGATGTATCTGGAGGATTACCTGTATTTGCTGCTATTGTAGTCCATTGACTATTTGCCATAAAATCTCCTTCTAAATTTGTGTAGAAGGGGCCGAAGCCCCATCTACGTTATTAATTAAACTAACCACTATGATGGGTCAGCACCTGCACCACCAACACTTATTCCAGCATTAGCTCCGCCAGATAAACCACCAACAAAGAAAACACCTTGCCAAGTAGTTACATCATCAGTTCCATCATTCCATGATAATCTATACCATGGTAAAGTGTAATCAGATAAATCAACTGTATAAAGTTGAACACCTGCTACATCAGGAGTAGTATCGTCATCTAATGATGAACCAATCATTACCCAGTTTTTACCATCTATAGAGCCATCTAAATGAAAATCAGATGTAACATTAGCACCAGCTGTTGTAGTATTAAAACCAACAACAAGTTTCTTCCCATTTACTAAACTTCCAGGAATACCTGGGCTAACAATCTCTGCATCAGTATCTGAAGGGTCTATAGTATTTGTAGTTAAATACATTACTCCACCTTCAGTTACCTCAGTCCATTTTCCATAAGCGCTATCATCAGGGTGACTAGTACCTTCAGTTATAGCTCCATTGCTTATACCTATTACTGCCATGTATCTATCCTCCCCTTAAGAAAACTTAAGAATTGCGTGAGTTTCAGGAAGACTAATTTCCAAGCCAGCTTCAGTGATGATTTGGTCTTGTCTACCATCAACTCCGTTGTCCTGTACATTAGTTTCAATGAAAGTGTCTCGACTAACACCATTACCCGCTAGTGGTCTATAAGCTACATTCTTCATATCTATAGCTACTGCATAATCTTCCCATGGTCCTCTTAATAGAGGTTCAGCAACAAAATGCAAATTACCAAATATGGTATTAACAACTGTCACTGTATGCCCGAAAGCACCAGGAATAGATTCTACATCTAGTCTATATTGAGATGAACCTACAGAATTATTTAAGAAGCTTCCGCTTCCAAGTTTGTTCAAGTAAGTAATAACTTTTCTAGAAGCTAGAACTAGTTTATTACCACTGTTACCAGACTCAGGAGCAAAGTAATCTTCCATTGCATCTAAGAAAGCATCGTAACCTGAAGAAGCATAAGACATATTATATACTTTACCATTAGATGAAGTAAAAGGAACTATACCATGAGAATATCTGACAGCAGCACCACCAGCAGCAGCTTCTTGAGCCGCAGTAGTTATACCATCGCCAAATAACATAGCTTGTTCTATATCCATCTTATGTTCCATTAGTTTATCTTGCCATATTCTTTGAAACTCATTTGCAACGCCTCTATACTCTGTAGCAAGAGCTGTACCAGAGAAGATATTCATACCAGTTTTGAAGATTTGACAATATCCTTCTCTGTCATACATTGAATCTTCCCAACCAATAGGAGTATCAGTTCCTTCTGCCCATGCTGAGCCAATCACTTGACCTTTATTACCAGCTGAAAATACTGTACCAGTAGGTATTGTAGTTCCTACTGCTGAAAGCATTTCACCAGCAACATTGGTTTTACCATCATCAGTATCATGAGTTAGTGATGTTGTATCATCTGTTACACTAGTTCCAGTTTCAACTACAGCACTTTCATTAACTTTAAAACGATAAACATTTCCATCGTCAGCTTTAACAGCTAAAATGCAACCTGGTACGATAAATGGGCAATGAGAACCACTGCTTATTTTACCATACACATCATATTTTGCTTTTACTATTAAATCTTCACCAGAATCAAAGGCTCCACCATGCGATTCTGCGCCTGATGTAGTCAATGCTGTATGAATTTCAAAATTACGTCTTTGCCACTGATGTCTTTGCTCAAGAAATTTGAACACAGGGTCATTAGTAGCTTTTTTTGCCACCTTTGATAAATATACAAAGAAAGGACTTTGCATTGGAGCAAGTTCTGCAACTCTATCTCCAAAATTAAAGACTCTTCTTGTGTTATCTAAGGAAGCTGTACCACTGCCTGTAGCCGAAGCTACATTACTATATACTTTTGACATTGTATACCATCCTTAAAATTAGCCCTCCCTCAACTGTCTTTATTAGACCTTCGGGTAGAGCGATTAATTAAATTACTTCCAAGGGTTTTTACTGTTAAAATTCCCTATCATTGTATCCATAATCTTATCTTCAAAAGATGTTGTTTCAGCATTGGATTGTCCAGAAGGCATTACTCCCATAGGAGATGGTACTTGCTGAGCATTCTTTGTTTGCTGAAATGAATCACTAGGAGCAGCCTGAGTTGGAACTGCTTGTTGTTGAGCTCCACCATTTTGCATCCTATATAATTGAACAAGATTATCGATTGTTATTGAACTAGGGTCAGACATTTTAGACATGAAATCTACAGCTTCTGTTTCGCTCATACCATGATGCCCCATTATGTGAGATTTAACTTCAGCTTCTTGAGTAGCCATTTGTCGAGCTGCTTGTTGCTTTTTAGCTTCATTAACTCTGGCTTCTTCAATTTTGTTGAATTTCTCTTCCATAATAGCAGTTTGATATTGACTTTTTAAAGAATTGTATTCATTCATATCATCTCGCCATCCTTCTAGTTCATCTAAATACCTTGCACTTTCGCTAGAAGGGTCGCTGTAAGCTTCCTCTCTATTAAAAGTCCTAGGTCTTTTTGGTTTATCAGGAGCTGCAGGAAATTCCTCAACTTTAGGTTCAGCAGGTTGAGCAGGAGCTTCAGGTTGAACTGGAGCTACTTGCTGTTGCTTTACTTCTTCTAACTCATTTTTATACTTATCTGCTTGAGATTGCCAGTATTGATAACGAGTTGTATCATTATCTGTTTGAGTCTCTTCTTGAGTAGTTTCTTGCGTACTTACTTCAGGTTGTCCTTCCTTAGGAGCTGTTTCAGTATTTCCTTCATTACCAGTAGTAAAAGCACTTGCAGTATTATTATCAGAGCTCGGAGAACCAAATACAGCTTCTTCTAAAGAAGCATATTCTTGTGTGTTCTCTTGTGAGGTGTCTGATTGTATATTATCTTGCTGTGTCATTATTTCTCTCCTTTAGCTGCTCCTTTTCCACCAGAAGGAGGTGAGCTTTGTTGTTTTGCAGATTCTCTAATCTGCTGTTTGATAGTGGACAAGTTATCGTCAAGTCGTTTTTCATAAAGGGTACCTGCAGACTTAGCTTTATTACTAACTTGGTCAAGGTCTCCTTTAAACTTCTCAACTTCAACTCTTTTTCTAAGATTTACTGCTTCACGGTCACGTGTTTGTAAATCTCCTTTAAGTTTTTTATTCTCTTCTTGAGATTGTTCTAATGCTTGTTGTAATTGCTGTATTATATCAGTCCTTTCCATTACACCTTCCATATCAAAAACTTCTGTTTTCTTAAGAACTTCTTGTCTATCTATAATACCTTTTTGATATGCATCCATATAAAACTCAAGTTCAGCATATCTATTAGATGGTAGAGTAGACCCAGCTACTACAATAACATCATACTTACCTATAGTAATATCATTCATTACTTTGATTTCATCTGTTTTATCATCAACAAGCTTTTTATTTATAACATATTCATTAATAGAATTGTTAGGTTGAACTACTCTAAATATCTTTTGACTAGTATATAGTTGCTGCATTAAAGGTATTGCCACTTGACCTACTCTAGTTAAAGAAGCTTCAATATCAGCTAGTTTAGACTTCATTTTTCTTTGACCAAATTCATCTATACTTATAGTTGCTTTATATGTTTGAGGAGCAGCTTGTGCGTTACCCATCATCATTTCATATAAACCTAAAGCATGGTCAATATCATTTTTAGCAGTAGTCTCATTTTGGTATAATTCATTAGGAAGAGGCGTGGGCTGAACTGGCATAGGAGCTCCATCTGTGGGGTCATAGGGGATTGCAACTCCAGGTTGAGCCCATTTCTCTTCAAAATCTTTCATATCAACACTTCCTTCAGGTACCAATATCTTAGTATTTGTACTTGTTGTAGCATGAGCTATTATCAAAGAACGTGTTTTATTAATGTATTCTTGTAATCCTTTAATCATCCTTACATCAGAAACTGGATAAGGAGTTCTAGTATGAACATTCATAATAGGAACTAAAGGATATTTATCTAAAGGTAAAATTCTTGAATATAAATGTTTATTCCCTACAATAACACATTGTTTTACTTTTTTACTTGATATTTTAACTATATCAATCTCTCCACCTTCAATAAGCTGCATAAATGTTATTTGCTCTAATGATATTTCAGGTACTTCATTTTCAGCTAACTTTTCAGCTTCTTCTGGAGAATATCCAGCATATAATAATTCTTCACCTTTTTGTAGAAGAATTTCTTGTCTTTTTACAATTAATTGTTCGTATAACTTAGTAGCATCTTGCTCACTAGTCATTATTTGTCCTTGGATAATCCAAGCTGGTCTTTCAGAGTAAATCTTATAAGCATCTTCATCTAATAACTCTTCTTTACCAGAAAACTTTTCAAATGTTCTATATTCAGTTACATCAACTTTATAATATCTTTCATATCCTCTGATATAATTCTGATTATCTAATCTACCTACATCTTCTGGGAATTGAACTTCACCATCATCTTCGCGTACGGTAGATGGAGCATTAAAATCAAATCGAGTGCCACTATCATCACCAGCATTATCAATAGCCTTTTCATACATAGGCCACATCTTCTTAGCTTGGTCTTTAGTAAATAACTTAGATATGATTATATTTTCAGCATCATCAAAAAGCTTATGACGACTATTAGGGTCTACATAAACATCTAATGGGTCTACATCATGAAAACAAACTTCGCCTTTCCCCATGTCCATCATAGGGTCTTGGTATACATGTAGATAACCTACACCCATAACGTAATAATCATCTACTGCTTGTCTTATAGCACTTCTTCCATCTGATATATCGTACATATAAGTCAAGAGAGCACTCATAACCTGAGCAACCTTATTGTCAGAATCTTCTCTAGGAGCAGCTCTAAAAGAAGGTCTATTCGCAGTTAACATAGCTTTAGCAGATTCTACTGCTGGATGAACTCTATTTATAACAATAGGAGCTTGACCTCTAGATTCTAAGGTTTCTCTTTGTTCTGCAGTCCATTGTCTTCCAAGACGAAACTCTTTATCTTCTTTTGCCTGATTAGCCCAAGTGTCCCTCTTACTAGAGTACTTGTCAAATAGGTCTAAAGTTTCAGTGACTATGTTTTCTGCAGGTTTACCATCTTTTTTGGTATATGCCATATGCTTAATTTACGCATTACATTGTCATCCAATCAAGAGTTTTCTTTGGATTTCTCCATTCATCTTCTGATAATTTAGCAAATTCTTTAACTCTACATGGCTTTGCACCATCTAAAGCAGTCCAAATAGCATCCATTATATCATCATGCTTACCCTTCGGATAAGATAAAAACTCTTGTTGTGCTTTTATATCTTCTGGTCTAAAGAAGAACGTTCCTTTAGCAAACAATGGAACTAGCGATAATAACCTTTCTGATTTACTATTTCTTGGTTTTACACCAGATTCTAAACCTGGTATATAAATATTTTCTTCTCTCATAAGTTCTCTAACCGCAGTTCTTAAAGCTTCTTGATACCCTACTGTCTCAACTTTAACTCTACGAGGTTTAAACTTTTTATAAACATCTATTATCTTTTGAGGCTGTTCAGCTGGAGATATTCTATCTCTATAAATATCCACTATATATTTATTATTCTCATTATCAATAGCAATAGTGGTGATAACAAAGTAGTCAGCCCTAGTAGATAAAGAAGATGCAGGGTCCACTCCAGTATACAATTCCACCGGTCTTGTTTCTTCATTTTCTAATCCTTTATTTTTAATTAGACAATTCTGACCTTGAATTCTATCATATTCATAATGATGCATTTTAATCCAATCTGGTTGGAAAGGAGCATCATCAGGAGATTGGGCTATATTCATGTATTCCTGATAGAATCCATTAATATTTCCTACGGACGAAAACTCGTCCTTTATGGCCAATATCCTTTCTCTAGGGAATCTCTCAGGCCAAATACTTTTTTCATCTTCATTCCAAATAGAATACCAAAGAACATTCCATGCTGATGATTCTTTAGCCCAGCATAAGAAGCAATCTTCTGATATTACCGTACCAATCATAGCGATTCTACCTTCATCTGATAATGAGGGTATAACAGCTTCTGTCATCCACTTTCTATTTTTAGCTCTAGCTTCAGGGGTATATGCATTAAGCTCTGATTCGAAATCATCTACTACAATTAAATTAGGACGAGTATCACCTTCTATAAAACCCCTAACTCTCTGACCTGTACCCACTGCTATAATACGAGTACCATTAGCAAGTACTACATCTGTATGAGTCCATCTTCTAGCTGTATTTGGTCCCATATCTCCAAATATTTGTTTAAATCTATCGGAGTGAGTTAAATGATATTTAATTCTAGATAAGAAGTTTATAGATTGAGCTTGTGATTCTGATATTATAACCATAAATAAGTCTTCATCAGACTTTTTAAATGCTGCTTTCCAAAGAGGGAATATAAGTGTAGTAACAGTAGATTTTGCTGTACCTCTAGGTGCAGCTATTAAAACCCTACGTTTATCATCATTTGATAAATTTGCATACACCTCATTATGGAATGGGGGTGTTGCTTTTTTAAGGGCAGTAGGAAAGCAATGCTTACCAAATAAAGCCATGTTGTTACGAAGCTTTTTAAGTGCTTGTAACTGCTCATATTTTTCCTCGTAATCCACTAATCTTCGCTTTTAGTGGTAGTCTTAGTAGCAATAAGCTTTTCTTCTTCTTCTCTAAGCTCATCTATTAATTTAACATTACTAGTAGCTTCAATAGATTCTACTGTCTTAACAAGATGTTTGTCTTTCATACCATGCATATCTTGCAGATTATCAACAGCTCTCATTAAGTTAGTAACATCACCTTTGTCTTTAGCTTTTTTAATAGTTTCTTCAAGTAATTCTAAAGTATAAGCCTCTGTTAGGCCATGGTCTTGAAGTAACTTTTGTAGTTCATCTCTTACCATATCTTTAAATTTCTCCTTCTTCATTCTCTTCTTCCACATAATCTTTTGATTATCAGTTGGATTGTCTAGAACGTGATTGATTGTTTTATCGTAATCCATGGTCTGAGCATAGACCATAGCTAGATTTTTCATTTTCTGTCCGCCTGACAGCACTTCCCAATGAGTTTTTCCAGATATTGTATTATTAGCCTTCCTCCCTGAAGCAATAAGCTTAGAGGAGCTATAATTAGGATTATAAAAAGTATAACCATAGGGAAGACGAATATAGATGCTAGTAGGCTTATAAGTGGACTTAGTGATGACTTTAGCCACGTATTCATCATCGGAGATTGCGTAATCTCCTTGCTCAGCTTCTCTCCAGGCCTTGTATATAATCTTTCTTTCATCTGCTTCCTCTTTTCTATAAATCTTGTAAGAAGTAGGCTCTTTATCCCCTTTATGATGAATGTCTATAGTATACATTACCAATCAATGCCTTGTCTTCCCCATATTGGATGAGTAGGGCCAGTTTGACCATCTATCCACTCATCTGCTCTTCCCCACCTAACATCTTCCTCCGCCATCTTATCTATTTTTTTATTTACTCTTTTATTAGCTTTAGGAAGAGCTCTTTTTATTTGCTTTGAACTAAATCCTAATTTCTTAGCCAATTTAGGACCATGCCTTAGTCCATGTTTCATTATCAGCGATGATAATATCTTTACTATCGCACTTGCTGCCATAATTTTCTCCTGTTTACTTGACCTTATTAAAAGTTTTATCTCTCTGAAAAGGCACTATTTACTCGATTATAGTTTTCCATAGTCATATCCATTAAATCATTCTCAACTGGTATAAAGGACTCTGCTCTATTTATAGTAGCCGTATCTGGTTTTGTATGATGAAAGCTATAATAAGCATCTCTTCTTGTTTTTAAATTTCCCAAGCCTATCTCTTGTAACATTGGGTCTGAACCTTTTTGAGCAAATATATTCCCAAAGAACATAGCATCAGCCTCATCATCAGACCAATCTTGAGGATTATTTGATATAGAGTTTATAACCTTTTTATCATAACCCATGTTCTTTAACCTTCTTTTTGCTGTTTTAACAGAACTATCTGTGAATTGATAAACTCCTTTAGCAGTAGATGCAAGTGTTCCATCTTTCTTTCTAGGAACAGCCATAATTCTATTATCAGACTCTATATGTCTGACTTGCATAGCCCATTCCTTAAAATTCTTATATGCATTCATTAAATTGGAACCATCAAAGCCGATTCCTTTTAAAAGATTAACTAAAAAGTTATCCATTATCTTCTATTTTTACCTAGAAGTTCGTATTGATAAGCTTGATATATGGGATTAAGTGGGTTCATAGCCTGTTTAAAATAATCGTCATCTTCATCTTCTATTGTAATATCTACTGCAGAAGGTGGGGCTCCATACATAATATCTGCAGCCTCCTGATAACCTCCTGGACCTAATGTTGCAGGTATATCGGCATTTATACCAGGAATTTGTTCAGTTTGTGGAACTATTTCCCCTTCATTATTATAAGTCTTTGGTACCTCGGTACCATCACCAGAAGCTAAGGCTCCATAACCTCCTGGACCCAAGACTGAAGAATCTCTAGCACTTTTCTCTTCTTTAATATCTTTTTGCTGCTCTTTATTTGTTTGATATACTTTATCTAGATTACTAGTATCTTTTCCCCTTATTTTATCCAGAGTCTCCTGTTGCTCTAGATTTCTTTTCTCTTGTACAAGATTCCTAGCTATATTATCCAACTCATCCTCTACTGTTTCAGTCGCTGTATTTGGGCCTATAGCCCATTGAACTTGCTCTGGTCTATCAGGTATCTGATAAAGAGGAGGTTTTGAACCTGGAATAACTCTATTATCCTCTTTTGGAGAGAACCATTTAGATAAAAGACCTCTGCCTTCAGAGAATAAGTCTTGCAATGGAGTTCCTCTTGCAGCTAGTTTTGCTTCTCTTGCAGCCTGCAGTTCAGCTAATTCCTCTTCAGTCAATCTAGTCCCAGGCCATCTTGGGGCTTCGTCTTTTCGTATCTCTTCCATTGTTCTGCTCATTCAATTCTCCTAAAATCTGTAATTTATGCCCAGACTACTGGTATCACCCTTCTTTCCAAAGCTAAAACCTAGCTTCTTAGTAGGACTATAAAGTAAATTTTGTTTTAAAACATCTAATTTAACACTATCTGGTAACATTTTCTCTAAAAAAGGATTAATATGTCTATCGAGAAGAGATTTACCAAGCATACCCTTAAAAAGCAAGCTAGGGTCACCCTTTACTTGCTCTGCAGCATCTGATAGCTTATCCCTTTTTTGAACCCCTTTGTATAACAATTCAGCCCAAACAGGAGAAACACCCCTGTCAAACGTTGATTGTGTGAATATGTCTTTATTAGCGCTCATATACCTCTATAATATAAGTCTAATTATGCTTTAAGTACAAGAACTTATTTGGTTTTAGTTATTCCCTTTACATAAGCTCTATTATAGCTTTATATAACCTATATATACACCTATGGTATAAAATAATCAAAAAAATATATTATGCAAGACTTTTTTTAAAAAATATCAAATAACCTTTTTCTCGTCGGAAACCGTTGAAAAACCTATTTCAAAAGGAAGAAAAGGAAGTATACTTCACCCCTAACTCATTTTCAAAAAAATTATTCTAGAATGTGAACACTAGATATACCTACTTGGGTACCCCTTGAAATTTAGGTGCCAGGGGGTAGTACCTCGTTGAAATTTCAATGACTGCTCGCTCGCATACCGCGAGCTTCGCACCACTGTTATCTGTGCTATTAAAATAATTTAAATTAACAGCTCTATGAGCAGAAAGGATAATAGCAATGGATAAATTATTTGAAAGATTATTGGAACTTGGGGTTAGCGTAATGATTCCAACGAAAAAGGGAGTTCTTATTCCTGCAGAGGAAGTTGTTACTCGTTCGTTGGATATAGCAGAGTTAAAACCCCTAGTTCCATCGGGTTATACTATCACTGTATTGCCAAAGCAGTATAGGGACGACCCTTGTGGCTCTTATTTCATTGGCTTAGCTCGTGAAGTTAATCCCAAGGATA